GTTCTTGAAAATTCTGTCCCATTGTGCGTGCTGAAATCCCATAATATTCCCGTAGTGCTACCTTCCAATATATTTACTCCTCCTATCTGTATCCCATCAACAACCTTTCCCGCTTCATCTATTGCAATCTGCCTCTGATCGTTGATAGAGGGGGTCCACAATAGCGAAGTTTTATTGCCTAATACTAGTTTTACCCACTCTATTTCAGATTCAACGGATACACTATTAGGCATTGGATATATTCGAATAAATGTATTATCAACAGCAGGCGTCCCTAACGTCCATTTAAAAGTTTTCAAAGCAATATAATCTGTATCGGGACCACTAGGATAAAAACTAGCCAATATAACATTCCCTCCAGAATTGTAAACAGCCCAGTTTGTTTTATTCGCCCCTAATTTGCCTTTAATAACAATTGTACATTCTTCTCCTTGTTTGGGTTTATAGTCTCCTAAGTAAATTGTCGCTATTGGATAGCCAGTATTCTTCCATCCCTTGTTACTATTGTCAAGAAGGTTGGTTTCTCCAACTTGGAGGTTGTCCAGGTTACTCTGCACGTCTCCGATGGACTCTTCCACCGTTTTGCCGGACATCAGTCTGAACACCCCTTTCATGTAAACGTTCTGACAATACAATCCGAATCCTGTCAACTGCCCGAAATCTTCATCCACTATGCCATTCAAATTACCCGTCCGCATCGGTTCTTTCCCTTCAAAAGAATAGGAGTTTATCCCAGCATAGAAAGCAATGTAAGGCGAATTGTTGTCATACGCCGAAATCATTATCGCGGATTGGCGGTTTATGTCTGTCCGGTTTCCTAATAATACTATTTCTTCATCAGCCTCCGGAATGCCGCTATTCTCCTCACAATCCGTTTTTGACAAGACAAAGTAATCCGCGCCTACCTCCGTGACAAGACGCCAATACCTTTTCATTTTCTGCCCGTCAAAAACTTGGTGAAAAGCTTGGTCGCCCACTACGAAAGGATTCATTATCGTCCCACTGTCAGTATTGAAAAAGCACTTGTACCCATTCTCTGTCTCCTCTACACTTCCCGTCTTTATAGCTGCCGGAGAGACACAAAACTTCCCGCCGATTGCCTTTACCTGCTGTATCAGAAACTCAAACACACTGAACTGCCCCCTTACCGTCAGATTCTGAAACTCAGCATTCCCGTCTTTTATTCTGTGTCCGCTACCAAACGCTCCGGAGGTGAAATTCTTGGATGAGAAATTGTCGGATTGGACTAATTCAGCCGCTTTCACAGAATTAAATTCAACGTCCGCGTCTTTATGTAACTTTTGATTGAACCACTTCGGATACCACGCATTGATAAGGTTATAGAAGAGCCTTTTTATATCATCTATATTGATAAGCTGCTTTAAGGTGAATTGTATCTGCTCTATTGTATTATTTACCTTAGTGTCGTAGGTATAAAGCATCTGGTCGCCCAATTCAACCCTTATATCATCGCTTGTTTCAGTAGTACCGATAATTCTTGTCGTGATATTCCGGCTGCCTATTTTTACGGTAATTCCATCACCGATATTCAGTGATATTCCTTTCTTCCTGATATAGTGTTTTTGAACTGATAGAGACGGGGCGTATTGCGGTTCACACTTTTTGTTCAGCTCATTTTGTGTTGCCTCCCTCAATTCCTGTATTGCTTCATCTATGTAAGATTGCGGCATATTGATGTTAAGGAGGACAAACACGTCTCCGACACGTGGCTGTCTGTTTGCATTCGGAAGATAATACCCGTCTTCTTCCTCTTTTACGATAATTGAAAGCGTCTTGTCGGTATTGTTCCAGCTGTTTTCCACTATCTCAAAGTCCAACCCGGTTAAATCTCCTGTCTGAAATTTTACAACCGGAACCTCGTTATCTGCATAATAATCAGATAAGTTAAAAGGAATATCGAGTTTTATCTTCCAGCTTCCGGCTTCTTCAATATTATCCGGTATCGTTACACCTAACACCGTCTTGTTAATCAGGCGTGGATAGATGTTTTCATTGATATATACACCCGTAATTTTGCCGTATTTGTTTACATTCTTTTCAAGAACTTCGTTGCCCAGATTCAACCGCTTGGGGCTATCCGGAGAAACATAGTCGGCAGGCAGATTTAATGTACCTCCTTTACCTATCATTCGTGTGGTAATGGAAGCGTTTGCGACCTTTGCGAGTTTTACTGAATAGCTACCTTTGTTCCTCCCATATTCAAATACATGGTCAGTCTCTTCCCCGATTCTGCTCTTTACGGTTATGATAGTGCCCGTAATATCCCACTCCATTTTGGCATTCTCGCATACCGTTTGAAGCGCGGCCATACAATTACTATTATCAAAACTCAAATCAAGGATACTTCCGTTCTGAATGGTTCCAAGGGTAAATTCCGGATAGTCCTCGTTCAAGGAATCAATCAGCAATGTCATGAAGTCGCTGACCTCTCCATGGTAGGCAAATGTTGTCGCTCCTTCGTCCGTTATGATGGAATTGTTCAGCTTATATCCTTGAAAATAGAACGTAAGCGGATAGGTAAACACTCCGTTACTTTCCTCTATATCAATAGGCTCGAAAATCTCGTACTTTTCATTCCCGACTAAAACATAGTCGCCTATCTTTAAGTCAAGATCATTCTTTGACGAAATAGTGAACGAAACATATTTATTTCCGCTTAATGACTTCGAGATGGTATCATCAACGACAAATTCGTAAATAACGGTATTATCTCTATATATGCTATATCCTTTCATTCGATATTACGATTAATTTGCAACTGAAATCAGCGTATACTTTCCCGATAGAAAAAACGTTTTGTACAGAAAATCCATTCGTGCAAAAACATTTAATCTCTCTTTCTCTGTAATTGATAGTTCTTATTCCGGCTTTCCCAAATAGGGCATATAATGATTTGATTCTCTCCTTGAATTGCTCTGTATTTTCAGCTATTATCATACCGGAAACGGTTATCTCCGTCTTCTCTTGCCCTCCTTTTGAATAAAGTGAATAAGACGGATTTTGGGTTGTGCTCAACGATTTTGGCGCACCGATTCCCTGATAGTTTGATATTTCTTTCAGATATAATCCGAAAGAAGTCCATTTGTATCCGTCAATCTCCCCGTTTTCGGTGGGAGAGGGGAGTGTCCCAGATAAATTAACAAGAGGTTCTATGAATTTAATCGTTATTTTGCAAGCCGATTTTGTAAAGGTTTCGATGGTCGTACTTTTGCATTTTACACTCCAGCTTCCCCATTTGCATGACAACGTAAATAACTCCGGCAACTCGTTCATGAAATCATTTATTAAAGGAAGAGAAGAGTCAGAATCAGACACGATATTTCCTGTTATTGAAATATCCCGGCTGTCAAAATCCATATCTTCACTCTCCACATAAGGCTCCACGCTGTTGTCTGTAACCCAATCGTAGTAAGTAGTCCCTTTTCTTTTCGGAAGATTGAAGCATCCAGAAATGGCAATATTGCCATTTGATTTTGTTGGAATTATCCCGAATTGGGAAATAGGAGTATTATTAATATAATATTCTGCCATGCCGTCCGGTGTTGGGTGGTATGTGTCATCACATACTGATGCAAATATAATTATTATTTAGAATTATTCAAAATAAAAATCCGTCATCTTGCGTATCTTTTACTTGATTCACTTTCAATTGTTCGTAGTCTTCCGTCCATGTTTTTCAATGTGTTGTGCATATCAGACAAGACGGAAGTATTATTCGCCGTTTCTCCGGTATTCCTCGCTATCGTGTTCAGTATGGAGTTGCATGTGGCCATTGTAGACTTGTATGTTTCATGAAATATCGTTGTCTGCTGGCTGATAGCCTTTAATGTATCGTAGGAACCTCTCCATATTCCCATTGATTCATTTGCAGTTTTCTCCGTAATTGTTTCGGATATGGTGCCGGTTTGGCGTTTTAATTCTTCCGGAGAACTTTCCCAATTAAAAGTTTTAGCCAAATTATCCCGGTCTTTAATCATATCTTGGATTATATCTTGATAATCATCCCTCAATTTTTCTGCCTCTTTTGCAGTAATCTTATTTTCGCTTTCTGCTGCTTCTGTCCAACTTTTATACAGATTTTCTATTCTTCCCTTGTACTGACTTGCGATTAGACCGGCTATAATCGATTTTCGCAAATATCCTTCAAAGTCATCACACATATCTTCAAAGGAAGCATCCATATCCGAAAGTGAATCAATAAATCCATTATAAAAACTATCGAAGGATATGCCAGTTAGTGCTTCTTGCAATGTATTCGCAAGTTCCTTGGCTTCATCGTTGCAGTCAATGATTGCATCTAAATTTTCAGTTATTTCAGAAGGTATTTTACTCCACGCTTCGGGGAAATCTCTTCGTATAATCTCTAACTGTTCCCCGGATAATTCATACATTTGTTGTACACTGGAAATATTTTGTCCTATAGACTTTGAAATATCATTCCATGATTTCTTAAGCCTTTCGTTGGCCCGGTAAGCATAACTATGTGAGCCTGTACTTGATCCTGCTTTACCTCCTACTTCCGCTAATCTTCTATAATTTTCTATTTGCTTTTCTAGCGCTTCGTTAGCTTCTTCCGCTGCCTCTACCGATGCAAATCCACCTCCAAATACAATTTTTTCTTTTGATTTATCAATTATTTTTTTGTATAGATCATTTATAGCCTCGAGTTGTTCTCTTAACGCCTTATATTGTGCTACTCCATTATCTGATCCTACGCCGAATATAATACCAATTATTTTCGTAACGCCTGCCAATGCATGAATTGCACCCGTTACAACACTCATTGGCTTTGTCAAATCTATCTCTGCAAATCCGTCCATGACCTGCCCTAATCCACTTAATGTTCCGGCTATAGCTTCGGGAACTTCAATAGCAAGATTGGTAAGCATATTAACTAGATCATTCCCGGCAGAAATTACTTGCTGACCCTGTTGTCCTATTGCATTGACGGATTGTGTCATTTTGCTAAGGGATTCAGCTCTTTTCTTCTCAGCAGCGGAAAGATTTTTTACAGCTCTTTCTTTTGCTTCTGGATTGTCAGCTTTATCCAACTCTTTTTTGGCCTTTGTAACCTCCTCTACTGCTTTTCTGTAATCTCTATATCCGCTTACTAATTCTTCAAGGGGCTCTCTGTTTGTAATAGTTGCGTCAAGGTTTTCAAAGGCATCAACAACAGTTTTAAAATCTTCTTTACTAATAGAATCATCTACCGTAGAAAGGTATTCCTTTATTTTGTCCCGGAGTTTTTTTAAAGCATCAGTAGATAATTTGTCAAGATTACCGAATACAGATGACCAGTCGATTTCTTTTTGAAATTGTTCAAGGTCAAGTCCGGATAATTCGGTTTTCTTTTTTTCTTTTGCTACCCGGATGGATTCTTCAAGCCTGTTTCTTTCGCTTTCTTCTGTTGTTTTTGCAAGTTCTTCTTGTAGCTTTTCAATATCTTTATTATATTTTCTTTCTATATCAAGGCGTTGTTGCTGGTATGACTGATATTGTTTTAAAAGTTCGTTTAATTCATCGGTCTGTTTTTTGTACACATCAGATTCGTCTTGTTCTCTTTTTCGCTTTACAGTAGAATAAGACGTAGAAATTTGCACTGTTTGCTCAGTCGTGAGTGTTCCGCCTTGTTTTGCCGCCCAATCGTCAGCAAGTTTTTTAATTTCAGCAATCTTTTCCTGATAGTCTAACCGGATTTGTGCAAGTTCTTTTTCTGTACCTTCCTGCATAAGGTCGATTTGGGCTTGCTGGTTTTGCTTACGGAGAAAGAGAAGTTCTTCATCAATTTGCTTGATTGTTTTGATTCTTTCTTCCTCTGCTTTTTGGGTAGCTTTAGAAGCTCCGGTTATAGTTTCTTTTTCTTTTGTAAGCTGGTCTATCTGTTTTTGATAGTCATTGAATTGTTTATTTGTTGTTGATGTTTCCTGAGCTTCTTTGAGGGTTTTTATTTGTTCTTCATACCATTTTACGGTTTTTTCTACAGATTTTGCATGTGCTTCCGCTTCTTCTTTTGCCCGGCGTTCGGCGTCTTCCTGGGCTTTTATATCAGAATTTACTTTATTCAATATAGAATGCTGTCCGGCCAACTTGTCTTGTAATTCTTGAAGTTGCTTATTGGCTCTGATTAATCTTTCACCACGCCCCTGTACGGCATTTTTATTTAGAAAGTCAATTTGCTGCTTAATTGAATTAATACTTTTTTCTGTTTCTTTTATACTTTCTTCAGATTGTGCTTTTGATCGTTCTCTGGTCGCTTTTGCAAGTTGATTATTTAATTCTGTCAGATTTATCACCTTTAAAGCCTCCAAATTCATGTTATCAAAATAACCTGGATACATTTTTCTTAAACTATCTAATGCAAGTTGTCGCGCAGCAATGGATTGGTTCTCGTCCCTTGTAATAGTTATAAATGTAGCTGTATCATCTGCATTTTTTTTACTTTCTTCATTGAATTTCTTTAGAGCATCAGTTGCAGCATCTGTTTTCTTTGTGAACTGATATAAGGCTGTACCAACACCAATTAGGACTGTAGCCAATAAAACGTAAGGATTTGCCTTTGTAGCAAGATTGAAAGCAATCTGGGCATCTTTTGCCGTCCGGATCGCTTTAGCAAGGGAAATCCATGCAGAGATATTTTGAATCGTAACGGATACACGTTGCGCAGCAGCTACGGCTATCAATGAGGCTTTGTATGTTCCGTAGGTAGCAACAAGTACCTTTAATATACTTAATACTTTTTCGTAATTTTCAACAAGATATGAAGCTCCAGAAATTGCATCGGAAATAATACCTTCATTCGCCTGTCCGATTTCGTTAAACATCATATCTATCGCATCACCAAGATTTGATATTTGACCTATGATTGTTTTTGATTGACCCTCCATCAAGGCATAGAATTTACCCCCCTCGTTTGTCATTCCCTCAAATACTTTTTTAATGTCATCAAACCCAATTTTTCCGGCCGTCACCATGTCATTTATTTCGCTTGTAGTCTTTCCATACATCTTGGAAAGCTCTTGAAGGACAGGTATACCAGACGACTGGAATTGTAACATATCTTTTGCATACAATCGACCTTGTACAGCCGTTGTTCCATATAGGTATGTTAAACGTTCAAGCGGCAATCCAAGACCGGCAGCTACATTTCCTAATCTTATAAGAGTATCGTTTATTTCATCAGCAGCAAATCCGTATGCAAGCAACTGCCTTGCACCGTCTGCTACTCCTTTTAAATCAAAAGGTGTTTTAGCGGCTGTTTCGACTAATTGATTCATAAGGTTTAGGGCGGGTTCTTCTGCTCCTAAAAGAGTTTTAAATGCAACTTCCAATTGCTGAAACTCGCCACGTGTCATAGCTATTCTTTTTACTATGTCCATTCCAAGATATGCCGTAGCAGCTTGTTTCATTCGCATCCATGCCGTGCTGATAACATTTCCGGATTCATCGGTTATCACACCCATCTTTGTTACTTCTTTCCGGTATTCTTCCGCCTTGCGCCTCATGTCGTTCAAATCAACATTGACACGTATATTCATTTGTCCGTCTGCCATAATTTAAAATATTTGACTTGCGTGTACTTGTTTCGGTTTGTCTTTATCGGTGGAGTAGGAGGGTTGGCACTTTAATAACATTTGGATATTTAGCCAGCTTATTTCATGCAACACTTCATGATAGCTTAACCCTAGGCCTTTCATGGCGCCGAATATTATTGCCCAAGGACTGTCGTTTTTGTCTTCTTCGTCAGATTCAAACCTTGAAGGAAAATTATATTGGTCAAAAAAAAAGGAGAGTTCAGGCGTTCTACATACAACTCCTGCAATTCGGTCATTGCCTTTTCATCGAGATTGTTACGGATAAACTTCTTGTTCTCTATCCTGTCCTCTTCATTTCTATATAATACGATAAGGGCGATGTTCAATTGCACTTCGAGATCGTCAAGGTGGTCTAACATTACCGTCAGCACGTCCTTCCCTTGGTCTTCCTCCGAAATGCCTTTTAGCTCTGCTATCTCCGCTGATATATCAATAATCTGACCGAGTGTGAGCGGTTTTACTTTCAGTTCCTCGCCTCCAATATGTATTACCGTGTCCTTTTCATTTATTTCTTTTGCTACTTGTTGCTCTAATGTTTCCATGTCTATAAAATTAGAGGGGGATTTATTTCCCCCTCATTAGTAATTAGGCGGAAACCACCTGTTTTCTTCTCGAACCCGGAATCTGCTTGTTGTCTTTATTGAAATTCGCCATGATGGTACAGGTCAATTCGAGGTTAGACAACCCGGATTTTCCCACAACACCGGTTTCTTTTACAACGACTTCAACTTTTGCCCACTGCCGGATAATACCGGGATATTTATCGGCTGGCATGGTTTCCAATTCCACAGCCTGCGGAGGTAACATGAAAGAAACCGGCTCAACTTCCCAGTCTTTGTTCGGGTCACTTTCTCCTGTCGGCTTTTGCCACCCAAGGAAATATTTAAATGCCTCTTCCGACATATCATTCGTAGACACCGTAAATGAGCGTGTGCCTTTTCGCGTCTGTATGCTCATAGCAATGTCTTCCACCTCTTCCCATTCAACATCCAATTTTTCCGGATCTTCCTGATTCATGTTGAATGAATCGGGAACAATCATTTTCATGTCGTATAACGATGCTAATGCCGCGGAAAAGTCCGGAAAAGAACCGGCATTTTCTCCGGTTATAACTGCCGGCATAAACTTTAGGCTTTTAATGCCATATACAACTCTATCTGCCATAATTATAGATTTAAATAAGTTACTTTTACTCTTAAATTTCTGAAATGCGTACCGTTGTCTTCCTTGTAATCCTTGCTTGACACAATGGAAAACTGGAATCCACTGTAATTCGTGTAATACTGACCTGTCGCGTCTTTATTTCTTCGGAATATCGGCCTTATCTCGTTGTAAGCACTATCAAGCCGTTTGGAGTTCTTTATGCCTTGTACATCGGGGATATGGATATTGACGTTTACGATAGAAGAATTGAACAATCTTTCTTCGCCAAATTCAAGCGGAAGGATTTCGATGTATTCTCCCCTATAATTAGGGTCGCGTGTATCTTCCTTAAAAACTCTTAAATTAGAGTTTTTCAGAAGATTATATACTTCCGTTTCCAACTCGCTCTTTTTCATTTCTTGAATCCTGCTTGTTTTAATATCCTGTCGATAACGTCATTTATCTGGCTTACTAAATACGATTCGGTTTCAGTCAAGACATTATATCCCTTTGCTTCGACATACTCTGCGTAATTCATTCCGGCAACGATGATAAGTGTGTATCCTGAGCCGGAAGACTTTCCAAGCTCTTCCGCGTATTTTTTCCCCTCACTTATACCTTCTCCATTGTTTCCCTCCGGACCTGAAATAGATTCAAATCCTCCTACATCAATAATATCACCGTCTTTTGCCAGCACATAACCGATTGAACTGCGCAAATTACCTGTCCGGTCTGTGAAATTTCCGTATGATTTCGCATGAGCTACAGCCTTTCCCCCGACAACGGTTTTCAATGTGAATTTTATTGCCTCTTCCACACGGCCAATTGATTCATCAAGTATGCCAAGAACTTGATTAAACTCGTTTTTACTATATGATAATCCGCTTTTCATGTCTTTATCACGTAGTTAAATTTTGTCGATCGGCTATCGACTACCGTAGCCTCAACTTCGTTCACGGTCTTATCTTTCTTTGTCAATCTTATTGTTGCCCCTTTTTTAGGCAGCTTTCTAGCATCAAAAGATTTAGGCAGGTAGACGTTGAAAGAATAGATATAAGTCCCGCTAAGCGAATATGAGTTGTTCTCCTCAATGCGGCAATCGGACAAAAACTCAAACCCTCCACCGTCTTCTCCTCCTCCACTGTCTCCACCTCCGAATATCGGGTCTCCGTTCCCATCATAGTCAATCGAACCAGGTGTTCCTCCTCCTGAGCTTGACGTTGATAACTCTATTTTGTCCGGATAATTGTACATCAATAATACGCTGAATAGTCCTTAATTGTGTTATTTTCCTTTGTCATGTCCGGTTCTCCGAGTTCAGACGCTAACAAGGAATACCATAACAAAACACTCTCCATGTTCCATGATGTGGATGCTCCCCCCTCGCTCATATTCGCTACCGGAATGATTTGTGAAAACTCCTTGTACATCGCCATTTTGGCAATCTTGGGGTCTACATCTTCATCCGGCGTAATATTCTGATTCAACATTATCACATCAATCTCTTCCGGAGATATATAGAACTTGGATAATGTAGCAGTTATGTATTCCTTGTAGGTCATATTACATCAATTTTAAGCATCCTTGGTTTTTCTTCCCTTCCCGGTTGTATCCTCTTTCTCTTCTTCGGTTGTATCCTCTTTCTTATTAAAAGGCTCAACCAAACCAAGTGCAATAAGTTCATTCCCACGCTCTTCATTGAGCGTAATGACATCCCCGGCTTTATATAACCGGGAATAGTCATATTTGTCTCTGAAATCCGATAAAATCTTTACTTTCATGCCTGTACGGTTGTGGTGTCCATAGTATAAATTCTATCAACGTTCGCGATTACAGGAACGACACGAGCCTGTGAAGTGGTGTATTCGCGGAGAGAAGGACGATTTTCCCGGTATTTGGAAACGAGCAAATACTGGTCTACCGTCTGATAGTTTACTCCCTGTACAGGGTGATTCATTTCTGCGAGACGCGACCACACCAAGGAGCCTAACTGACGATCACAAACAAATACAATCATCCCTTTCTTCCATGGTGTATTGTTTGTCTGTGTCCCGTTTTTCTCCGTCTTGATAGTCCTGTCAACTTTAGTAACAGTGAAATTAAACTTACTTGACATTACCCTGTTTGCCTGGGTGTTGTCAAGTACAGGGATATTGGTACCGACAAATCCCTGCAAGAATGCGAACTGCTGGCGTACTTGGTCAGATGCGTTGAAGTTGTCAAACCATGCCTGGTCGGCATAAGCTCCGATGATAACATTGCCGTCTTCCCGTGCCTTATTGACAACTTTCTGGATGTCATCAATAGGCTTTGATGTGGACGTATTCCCTTCCCAAACGACTTTGACGCCGAATTTATTTGCGGTAAGGTATCCGTAATCCACACGTACACCGGTGCCTACATTGTCAGTATCTGCCAATGCCACACCGGTAGACAGGCCTTGCAAGAACATCAATTCGATACGCTCCCAGATACCGGCAATCACGCGCGGAGTGTCCTCGAAGATTTTGGCGATGATGGTTTTTTCATCAAATCCCTGTGCGAGTAACGTATCAATGTCCGTCATCTGCTTTTCGTTAAGGAACAATTCCATGCCCATCTTTGGAAGTTCTCCGCTTGCTTTCTCCAACGAATCACGCTTTTTCAACGGAAGCGGTGAATCCATTGCAACCACATCGGCGGCAACCCGCGTATATTGTCCCGTAAGGGATGCCCAACGGCCATCTACGGAATAATCCGTTTTAAGCAACTGCTTGAACATATAAGACAGCTGCGTCTGATTCTTGTCGTTCAGTTTTTCCACAATAGCCAAAATCAGCTTCGGGAAGTTTTTCTGAATCAAATCAAAGTAAAGTGATTTTTCCATGTCTTAGTCCTCCTGATAATCGATTAACGGTAATGCGGTCTTCAATGCGGTGATAAGATCGGCACTCATGGTGTATGGTGCTGCTTTTGGGTTGATGGTGCCTCGCGTCATGATAGCGGCAAACGGTTTGCTTGCCGGGATGGTTGCTACGAGAATCCCACAATACTTCGACGTTGATTCACCGTCAAGTGGGGTATATGCTGCCTCGCTGACAGGCAGAGGCTGAATCTTGCCGTCTGACGTTTCAATAAGAATGTGTCCGGCTTTTACAAATTTCTCCGTGTATCCTGTCAAGTCAAGCGAGCGACCGCCACGGATGCCGTCAAAGTAATTCACGATAACGATATTGTCGTTACCGGTAATGACTCCTTGTGGCTCATTCACTAAATTTACTACTGTCATTTCCTTCTGATTTTAGATTAAAAAACTATCCGCAATTTCCTTGGCTTGCTCTTGAGTGATTTCGCCTTTGTTTTGCGGAAAACCACCTCTTTCCGGAATGCCTTTGTCTACCATGTGCTGTTTATAGGCGGTTAGATGTGACGTAATCCCAGCGTTATCAAGTTCTGCCGGCACGTTGAGATACTTCAAGTCTGATTCGTCGATACCCAGCCTTTTGGCTTCGGAAGAGATAAAAGTGTTCCGGTCGGTATCTGCCTTGTCTTTTTCGTAAGATTGGATTTTCTCTTGAAAAGGCTTGACCGCTTCGGCAACTGCCGCCGCAATCATGGCTTTCATATCGTCCGGTTTGGGTTCTTCTTTCTTTTCAGGATCGCCCCCTTTGTCCTGCTTGGCTTTCAGTTCGTCGTACTGCTTTTGGAGTTCGGATTTCTCCGTCCTTATCTTGTCTACATCGCCCTGAAATGCTTTCAACAGGGGTTCAACCCCCGCGATTGCCGCCTCGATTTGTGATTCTTCTGTGACGGTTTTAGATAAGTAATCGGCCACTCCGTCAAAAGCCTTTTCGCCAAACCCTAAATTTGAATACTTAGTTTTTAGCTTAGATAGGATTTTTGTTTTCATTCGTGATGAATAAAAAAAGGCAAACGTCCGATAGTATAAATACAACTATCAGGCGCTTGCCTTTTCTGTTAGTAATTCCGTTATTTTAATGGGCAGTGTACATCATCATACACCTGATAGTATTGCAAATGTACACATTATTTTTATTTAATCCAAATAAAAATTACAAATCTTTGAACACCTTTGGATAAATGAAATACTTTTCCGCATATTTAGGATTATTTGTGACGTAGTAGGGTAGGGCACTCCATCCCGATATTTGTTTTTTATGAGTTTGTGACCATTTGATGAACTTATCTGGTATGTCGGTTATCATCTTTGGTTTTACCGTTGTCGGTTCTTTGCCGTCTAATATCGCTTGCGTCATAGCGGCAATGTCTTCTTGTGTAGCGAATATCGGCGTCATGATACATCGGCAATGCGGATGCCATCCGTACCATACGAAATCTTTTGGGTACCTGCCTTGTGCATAGTCGCATATATCAATAAATGGCTCCGGCTTTCCTGTTTTCGGGTTCTTTAGCGTGTGGTTGTTCGATAATCTGATTTGAAAGCCTACAATTACCGGATTGTTTTGATAACTTTCCCATTCAGCCATCCGGTAAGAATTGTTTATTTCTGTTGCTGCAAGTCTTCTTGCGTTCATGTAGGAAGACCGATATACGCCTTGCCCGGGGTGATATTGCTTCGCCGCTTTGCTTAGCTTCAATTCTCCGGTTTCCTTGTCCCTTATTCGGCGGAATAGTTTTTTCGGTTCTTGTAGATATTCCCTTAAATCCTTGCTTAGTTTTTGCGCCGATTCTCCGTTTGACACGGCAAGTTGTACGGATTCTTCAATTTGTGCCTTTATCCCGTCTTTCCATACCCTTGTGGATATGTCAAATTTATCTTTATTGAATTTAAAGGCATCCATCGCCTTATTCCGGTGCTTAAACAATCCGGATTTCCGCAAATTATCGGCTAATTCTGTAGAAATCTTGCTTAATACAAGCGTTTCCGTGACTTTTTCACCAATTCTCCATGCCGTTTCTTGGGCCGATGTGACAATAGAGTATATTTCATCGATAAGTTTGTCTATTTTCCCGTCGATGCCTTTTATTCCGTTAATATCAGAGAAAGATTTCAACTTTTTACCGGATAGATACGATTTAATACCCGGAATATTTGCTATCTCGCTTGAAAATTCGGAATACAAACGCTTCAAGCGGGATGCCGTTTGGGCGTCTAATTCGAGCAACAGGTTATATAACTGCTCGAGTGTTAAATCGTCTGTCTTCATCTTTTCTTTCTTCTTTCTCTTCTCTTTGTTTTGCCATCTGGATAGTCTTCAAGATACGAATTTCTGAACACGGAAAGGATATGAAGCCAAAACCGGTATAAATTACTCCTCTTCTTCTTCATTTTTTTGGGTCCGTTGAAATTCTCCTAACAAAGAGCCTTGTGTTTCTATCTGTTGCTCGCGTCTTTCCTTTAATTCTGTCAGGATCTTGTCAAGCTCGACGCTCGGGTCGTTGATATAGTCAATCAACGTAAGTGCGGTTTCCCGGCTTATCAATTCAGAGCTATAAAGATTTATAATGTCTGCTATCTTTTCGCTTACATCGTCCTGAAATGGTTCGGCAAGCTGGCATGAAACCGAAAGATTTTCAACTTCTGACTTTAAAGATACGTCAAGCACATTCCCGATAATCGCCTTTATAATGCTTGCTTCTCGCTCATGTGCAATGTAGTATATCTCCATATTCTTCGCCCTCTTCATGTAGCCTAATGCCATAGCCCTTTTTAACGCCCTGCCTGTCGGTGCGCCTGCTGCTACAAGTGCGTCAAATGATAAGTCCGGCGTCATAGATAGCATATAGATACACTTTTCGAGGTCTTTAATCTCTTCTCTTTTCAAATCGACAGCCGTATCTACGGAAAGATAGTCAAATTTGCTGTCTTTGCTCGGTACGCCGACCACTTTACCGCCTCCTGCTTTTTCAGTGTCCGGCAATCCTGCCGTGTCTTTTTTGCTCTTTAAAGATTCGGCAACGTCAGCAGACATAACTAGTATCGGGTCGGCAACATAATCGTTTACATCGGATACGCGGGAACGGAGTGCCTCGATTCTATCTATTAAAGGCTGAATGCCGTACCAAGCCTTGTTTTGTGTGACATAGACAACAGGGATTTTACCTATCTCGTTTTTTTCTGCTACAACTTCCCAAGCTCCATTTGTTTTTTTGCATCGGTAAATAATAGTCGGGTAGTATATATCGAAGTGGTAAACCGTTTTTACCCCCTCCAACAGGTAATATCCATGCCCGAAAGAAAGCATGTTGTCGTATTGGTCGAAGAGCGGCCTTAATTCATCCCCTTTGCTTTTTGCGAGGACTTTAACACCAACCTTTTTCTCTCCAGCATCATTTTTGTAAACATAGTACAATTTTGCCGCCTCTGTTTCCGCGCCGGCTAATCTCTTAAACTCCCTCTGTGTGGTGTTCCATCGCGTGTTTTTCAGTACATCGGAATAAACTTGGAAAGCTCTATCCGCTCCGTCTGAATCCTGCTGCCATGTCGGAGGGTTCCCATACATGAATGTCAGTTCTATTTCATTGATGATTTGCTGATAGGGAGCTGATAGTTTTGCGAGGACTTTAGGAGGTCTCCCGATTCTAATTTTGTCTTGTTTACGCATAATCTTATGCGTATCCGGATTGTACTCTAAAATAGCCTCGTTTACCTCTTCGTCCCTGTTTTGTAACAAAGAAATGACCTTTGAAATGTCCCTATCCCGGATCAATTCTTCAACAGTCCGATTAATCCCTATAGCATTCTGAATAGTGTTTGATGCCGAATTGAAAAAAGTAGATAATAAATTCATGGCTCGCCGTTCTGTTTTGGGTGCCTTGTAACATCACAAGACAATGCAAATATAGTGATTTTCAGTTATAATATATCAATATCAAACTCATCTTTGTCGTAAAATACTTTCCGGTCGTAAATATGTCCTAATATTTCAGCAAGCACCCAATATCTTACTGCGTCAATGGCATGGTTGAACTTGTCAATCGGTTCATTTAGCCATTTTCCAGCCTTGTCTTGCAAGTAGGTATAATTATTAAACTCCTTTATTACATTCGAACTTCTGCGAGTAATACATATCTCGTATTCTTGCATTTTTTGAATGCCGGCCATCACACTACCTTTGAACTTCTCAACAGGGTAGATGTTTATTCCAGCATTATATATTTCTTGAATCAGTCGAGGATCTGCACTTTCGGAAATAACTCTCATCTTCGGCACGCCTTTGAACTCTTCTATTATGTCGCCGGCTAACATGTGCGTCTTATAGCATATTTCATCTATGTATAGCTTATTGTCAAGCAAACCAACATCCACTATAGCTGTAGGGTCATGAGTATATCCAAAGTCGTTAGCGTATCCGCGCTTCTTGCAATAATCCGGTATTGAATCAACTAACGTGTATTTAGGGAAAACAAGCCCTTCGACCTGACATTGCAATCCAAGCCCATAAACCCGCCATAGGGATTCATTTTTATATTTCAAACTCTCTATTTCGTCAACGATTGTTTGCTCAAGAAATGGGTTGTCCTTGTATGTAGTTATAAAATGATAGGTGCGCGGGTCTCTATTGATTTCACAAAGCCAGTGATCATCGGAAAAAGACGGGTTATAATCAATAACGGCAAACTTTGTCGTTCTCATTTTAAGCTGCTGCCATTCAATAAATGATATTTCGTTAGCCTCATTCACGAATAATATGTCGCGCTTACGCCCTCTTATCTTCTGCTCATCATCAGTAGAGAAAAAATCAATCCATGATCCGTTGGGAAATGTATAGATGAAGTCTGTTTTGTTCATACATCCTCTCTCATCATATATTCCCATATTCCGCATTATCTCCTTGAAATCAACAAATACGGTAGCCTTTAATGCCGGAAGTGTCTTTCTGACGATAGATAATCTTAAACCGGGATTCTGTAATAAATAGGTGATAAGTCTTATAAGGATGTTGTATGTCTTACTCGAACGACTGGAGCCTTGCGCCGATATCGTGGTATATTTGCGCTTTTTTTGTCCGTCTACAATATCAAACTGATTAATAGCATTATCAACAATGGAGAATATTTTAGTAGTTTGTATCTTCATGTTCTACATCCTCCCTTTTGTCAATAATCTCGATGTCGATTTTGGGGATTAAGTCTTTCCCGTCCTTTCCTGTTATCTCTGTTGTGTTTGGAATTTTTCCAAATATGCGTTCTGTGATGTCGTTTAAGGTTTTGACCTCGCCACGTCCAGAATCTTTATACAATGCCCGGCACACGTTTACAATCCAAATCGGCGTGTTTTCATCTTCTGCGATGCTATTTATCTCTTTCTTGGTGCATTGCATCAGATAGGCAATAACATCTTTATATTCCTCGTGGGATATGTTGTATTTCTTTTTGGCGATGGTGTATAGCTTGGGTTTTCTGCCACGATTTACAGGCTGATTGTCACTTGTAAAAAGTGTTTTATATCCTTTTTTATTTCCTTTCTCAAATTTTGCCATTTTTCGCCGTTTTTTCGCCGTTTTCAATAATTATTCATCTAGAAGCACGGGTCGGGATGTCCTTGTTGGACAGTAATTGTGTTATTGTGCTATCGGTGAGGGCTCTAGATATCTTTGCCGTAGTTTATTTCTTTATTGTCATCTCTTTGCTTTTTTATATATCTTAATATCCATTCCTACTGACCTTGCAACAGCAACGGGACGACTACTTAAAAAAGATATATTATTTTTTAAGTCGTAGTATCCAATATCAACAGGCTTTGAATGAGGATAATATACCTTTCCGTACAGTCTTTTTTTGTCGTTTTTTTCCCATAATTTCCATTCTATAGTACCAACAGGTTTACCATGAATGTCTATATGAAGTTCTGGGACCTCAATAATTCCATCTTTTGTATTATATGTTTTAAATCCTTCCCTTTGTTTTATTGTTTTCCCTCTGCTACTTGATGAACTACTACTTCTAACTTCTCCGCTTGTTTTAGCCATGATTTATCTTTTTTTTCGTTTTCTCTCACTTCCTGTATAACCACCTTGCCCGCTTCTGAATGCTCGCTTGTCCTTTACCTCAAACTCTCTTGCAAGGTCTCGTTTGTAAATATCATATTCAGTGCCTTTCTTCGTATCCTTGTCAATAGTCGCCCATTGAGCAAATCCGGATTTTGAAGGACTATCGAATCGGGAAGCAACTTTATCAATCCATTGCTCAGCCGATTTTTGATTTCTGAAATTCCTTTGCAATATCCTTGTTTCGTCATTCCGATTTTGTACAGAAACAGATGCGGTAAAATTACCCCCCCCCAATAGAATTGTTACCGCTCGACCGTACTCCTCCGCTTGTTTTAGCCATTTTCACCTCCTTTTTTTAACTCTGTTAGCCATAAACTGCTCCACATACAGCACATTATTCTGTATGCAAAGCTCCTTTATTTTATCCCCGCCGCCGTAAACCATCATATTCGGGATGTCTTTCCCTGATATTTCACGGGCAATTTGGATTTCTTCTTTCAAATACTCCTGTCTGTCAGCATATCCTCTTGTAAAGAATGCGTTATATCCGTCCGGGATTCCAAGGCGATTCCATTTCTGAAACTTCTTGGACACGTTGAGGTCTGCATAAATGTTCGCTCCGCATTCCTGCCAGTATCGAGCGATCCACCGCTTTTTATAAATCTGTTGCAAACCGTAGGCGATAGGAGTAGTGTCGAATAGTGACAGATTTGGTTCTACCAAGTCAGTGCATCCGCTGTTCAATACCTCGTTAGGATTCTTCCATATAGCCTCAAACCGATAATCTTCCACGTAAAAATGATAAGTGGATATGCCTTTCTTCGCTCTTTTATCACTTCCCCATCCGGAGAAAGGCAGAAGAAGACCGCTTTTCGGCTGTCCGTCAATCTTTAGGTTGGGTATGTCAAATTCATTATTGCTGTCATAAATCCGATCGCCCAACATCATCGCATAGTAATCGGCATTTTCATCCTCTTCTTCCTCATCCTTTTTCGGATCTTTGCTTTTTTTCTTCGGCTCTTGCCATACATCAAATCCCCAATCGTCCAATTCTTCCATATCCCATTCATTGGCTATCATATCCCAATCAGTTTCACCGAATGAATTGTTATCTTGAATCACTATTTCACGGAGTTTCTTTGTAGGCATGTCCTCTGGAAGAATACATACAGGCACTTTTTCCCATCCTAATTCAGAATAAGCATTTAGGCGCATATTACCACCCAAGGCAATATAATTTCCGTTGAGAGGGTAGACGATGATTTCACGAGCTTCTGTCAGTTCGGGGAGTGACTGAATGGATTTGCACAGCTTTATGAATTTCTCCTTGTTTATGAGGCGTGGATTTTGAGGTACACCATTAATCTGCCCCTCGTTGGGAAGGACTAACGAAATATCAATCTTATCATGACAAACTTTTGCTTTCATGCCCGCCGTTCAAATTAATGTGTGTTGCTACATAACAACAAAACAAAAATAGCGATTATTTATAATAAATCCAAATAACGCATTTCATGGAAAACATTTTGAAAAAAGTATTGCATAATTCAAAACAATGTCTTATCTTTGTATCGAAGAAAATGAATAAATAATAATTTAAAATTTAAAAATATGAAAACTTTAGAACAAATTAAGGACATCTGTAGAAGAGAAAACAATTTTGGTATGAATATAGAACAATGCAAAATCTTCGACAAATACACAGATATGTTGTACGAAGCGTGGGAAACGTGGAGCGACGATGTAACAAAGGAATTTTGGGAAAGCGACGAAAAGCCGGATGAACCTACCGATTCTTTTAAAAAAGACTTTTTTAATAATTTCTGTTTTGAAGAAGAATTCTAATATAGAGAGGCTAAAAGTATTAAATACGATGTAATCGATGGCATCGATTTTACGAAAGAAGAATACGAAGAAAAGACTGTCGGCAAAGGTTATGCAACTTTCGTCGAGTTTGTTGATAGAATAGTCGAAGATACTATCGAAAATGGTGGAAGTATTGAAGACGCTGTTTTTATAGCAAACGATGCTTACGACAAATTGTAAAAAAAAGAAGTAATGGAAGAAAAGAAGCAACGTGGCGGAGCCAGACCAGGGGCAGGGAGAAAGAAAGGGAAGACGATGCTACCGATAAGTTTTCGCATAGAAGAAAATATATTGCAAAAACTTAAGGATGTAGGTAATAAAAATAGATTCGTAAACATCGCCATCCGGGAAAAGCTGGAGCAAATGGAGACCTTTACAAAAGAGGGGGACGAAGTAGAATAGCGAGGTTAAGCCCAGCTATTCTACTTTTAAAGTTACAGATTTCCCGCAGTGCGGACAGGTAATACGGACACTACTACTTTCTTTCTCTTTAAATAACTCAGAAACCGGGACATCTAAAGCCTTAGCTATTTCGCATAACTTTTGTAATGTAAGATTCCGGTTTAGCAGCATAGATAAACCAGGCTGTGTTATTCCCATCCGTTTGGCTAACACCTGCATGGTTATTCCTTTCTCCTTTGCAATCTCTTTTACTCTTAGCATATATGTTATATTTAATATTATCGACAAAGATAGATAAATAATGTATATATGGAAAGAATTTCATATTTTTCAGCATATAAGTGAAAAATATTTTTGTTTTTTCTTGTATGATATTAATATATATGTTATATTTGTATCGAAATAATAACACATGATTTAAATAAAAATAAGGCTATGAAAATTTATAACTACAAAACAGGTAAGGCAGTTTTCGTAAACAACGAAAAAATAGAAATTAGTAATAAGGTTGCTGAAATTTTGGAAAACTACACCATGTTCCCAGGGAACATGTATCAGGACTTAGGCATTGACAAACGGGCGTTTGTCCAGGATAAGGATGAAGACCTACTAAAAATGGCAGAAGCTACCGAAGTGGAAAATTTCGAAAGTAATGGCGAAAATAACTTCAATGTCACCTTTATGCTCTATAAAGGGGTTGTATTTGGAGTTTACGGTGAATATGAGGGACAGGATGCAAGCTGTTTAAGACAGTTTGATCTGAATCAAGTTTATAATGAATTTAAAAACCTAAAAAAATGATGAATTTAAAAGCAATCTGCGCTTGCGACAACCAAACGGTATCGTTGTTGAAATTAACCTCTATTTTGGTTATCCCATCTTCTGTCTGGTAAATGACAATATCATTATTTTTAGTATCTTCCATAATCGTTCATTTGAACTATTCTTTTGTATGCCCATTTTCGTCAAACTCGAAAGGTAGCTCCAGCTGTCCGATTTGGCGCATCTTCATTTTCTTAAAATTATCACAGAACTGTTTCATGTTGTCGGAAACCTGGAACAACGTAATAACCTTGTTTATCTGTTTCTCCAAATTAGGCTCTCCTATGTCGGTAGTCAAAAGCTGGTGATACCTGTTTATTCTGTTCCCTGATTCACTTTTAGGAGTTTTCTTTTTAAGTTCTTCCAATACACCGTTCGGAAGCTCCTCGTAGATGAACGTATTAGTCCATTTACCGATTATACCAGGTCTTTTCTTTATCCCGTTAACGGTATAATCCCAACCGTTAAGCCTGAACAACTCTTTATAGAATATATCGGGGAAACGTTTCTGCCACGGTAGTAACTCTTCGGATATGTATGCTTTTAATATTTTTTGAAGTTCGTCATTTTCTCTTTCATATTGATATCCTGTCGCTTCATCAACCAGCGCAATAATTCCAACTCGAGCAAAAGAACGCATTAAAATCTCACATTGATTAGCAATAATATGTTGTCTCTCTCCTCTTAATTTCCCTGCTTTCCTCGCTTCCAACATTATGTCGCATATATCTGCAAGTGTTGTCGCCTCATATCCATTTATTTTTTGATTACCTTTATAGCATACAATTGGCGAAAAGTGGCCTACATTGTAGTTCTTGTAAATCAGTTCGTTAATACTTTTGTATGCCAGTAACCTGGCCAACCTACTGCCCGATTTATTAGACGAATTTTCAGACAATAATTTTAATGCGGATTGCATCTGATTTCCAGATAATACTCTTGTGCCATCGTTTAATACATAACAAGGGATACTCACTTCACCCAAATTCAAGACACCTTCACATAATATATTTCTATCTCCCATACTATAATATTTGAATATTCATTGAACCTTTCTCGCTACTCTCGTTCCATTTTTCTTTAATTTATATTTAGCTGTATTACAACTCTTATATAGTTGGAGGCGGCTTGTTTGTAATCGTATTCTTTTAGCAGTTCTGAATGTTCGCAGATGTATTTCAATTTGCGCGCCCATCTACTTCGCGCTGCGCTCCTTTCGCAAGCTCGATCATTTTGCGAACGTCCGCAAAATGATCAGCAACCGATTCTCCAGCGCTTTCACACGCACTTTTTGCCTTTTCAATAGCAGGAATAAAGTTGCGCCATTGGGTATATCCTAAAATTGAATGGAGCTCACGTCCGCTCCAACACTCTACTCCGTCGTACAGACAGACAATGGATTCAAACCGTACAAATAGTTCTTTTATTTCTTCTGTTTTCATTTAGCACGTTTATATTTTAGCACACTCAAAATTTAATCCCCTGATACCTTTTGCAGTTGAATAATCCTGCCGGTTTTTTCATCGACCTGAGCAATCTTATTGACCATCGCCTGCAGTATTTTACTTTCAGCTTCGTTTCTTTTTGCGACTTCGGTAAACTGTTTATCCATAAGAGTATATAGTTTTGTAAATTGCTCAACCATAGCTAATCTTTGCTCTTTTAGTTCTGCCATCATTGCAACTCTTTGTTCTTTCATTTCTACCCGTTGTTCACTCATTTGCAGGTGGAAGGACTTCAATTGGCTATCCATATTGGACGACACGAGCTTCATAAATTCTAATATCTCACTCATTGGAACGTCTTGATTTTCGTTAGTACTTTCTGTATTACGTTCCTCAGAAATCGTTTGTTTCAGATTATTTTCTGAATTTTCAGAAATATTTTTAAGCATTTCCCCGTCACCTGTTAAAAGCCAATTCATGTTAAGATTGGGGTATGCTATTGCAATTTCTGTTAACCGATCCTCTGATATTCCACTTTTAGAATTTAAAAAACTAGGAGCATATCCCATTTTTACAACAAATTGATTGTTGTTAGACCCTATTTTTTTTAAAAACTGTGTAAGCCTCAGTTTTGTTTTACTTGTTTCATATTCGTACATATTATTAATTTATTAATATATTTGTAATGAATTAATTTTAAACTCAGCTGTTATGATCAGGCTAATTAAAACCTTATTCCAAAAATCGAAAACAAACAAACAAATTACTCATTATCATCGAACTAATAACAGGTATTCTCCTAAAGAGAAAGATAGAATCTGGTATCTCAAACGAACAATCATATATTCATATATTTCCATTATATTCTCTCTAATCGCTATTGCCATAACTATAATGAAGAAACTACTATAGATATAACAGACAAAAGAATTGCTATAATTGAAATTATATAAGCTCTTTTGGTATATTTAATAGATGTCCATTTACTCTCTCTGTCTAATGCAGCATCAGCCTTTTTTTGTTTTATATTTTCCATTCTTTTATTAAAATATTCTATAAAAGAATGGGTATTTTTATTTTTTTTCAACTGGACCATATCCTACCTGATTTCCAACCTTAAGTCTAACTAATTCATTGAATACCATATCCCCATAATACTTTCCAAATTTTTCTTCACATTCTTTGTCGGTAATCCTTTTATTATCTAAAATATAATTTACCGCATCTATGCAATAAGATATAAATCGCTCATCTTCCATATTTGTTATTTATAATGTTTATAAATAAATAATATATCACTATTTTTAGCACTATATGTTTTGAATTAATAAAATATCACCATATCTTTGCCTTGTGATTAGATGAAAACACTAATCCATGAGCATAAAAAATAAATAATATACAAACATAAAAAAAATGGATGAAATAGCAATTAATAAACCAAAAACTTTAAAAAGCCAGATTTTAGATATGCAGGCTGGAACGTGTCTTTTTGTCCCATTTCGGGAATATACAGAGATGCACGTAAGAAAAATAGTAAGGTTTCTTAATCGGGATGGATATTCTTATAAAGCAACGAGTGCGGGTGTTATAGACGGGATAAATGTAATAAGATTAAAATAATTATGAACCTGATCCTCCGAAATACCGATCGTATCGAAATGTCGATGGCTGAATTTATTGATTTCACCAAGAGCGTTGTCAAGGAAGCCGTTGCCGAAACTTACGGGGAATATATTAGCCGGAATGAAGCAATTAGGCATTTGGGCAGTCGGAAAAAACTGGAGCAAGCAATCAAAATGAAGTTGATTAATCCTGATAAGGGAAATGGGAATCAGAAATGGCGGGTAAAAACCCGGGAAGTCATTGAAGCATATAAAATAATTGATAAACTATGAGAACTTTTTCAATATTAGCCTTTCTTCTTGCCCTTGGAATATTAGGATGCAGTATTTACGGAGGGCAGTACCATAGTCTTCCTTTCGCAATAATGTCCGGTATTTTGGGTTGGGCGATGTGGCCGGAGAAGAAGCAGGTAAAACCATACCGAAGTTATAGAAGTTGGGACACTAAAGATACGTAATGGCGGAGGAATTTAGCAAGGTTTGGTCCGGCTTAAACAAAGTAAACCTAACACCGCCCCGGGTGAAAGTAAGGGGGAACAGGGTGCGGAACCTGTATAAAAATATGTCGTGAGTTCTTTGGTCCGGTGACATTCTTTTCTTTACACCACAACATCTCCATTTCACACCGGACCTTTTTTTAAGTGACATATAAAGTACATTGTAGCCCTAGTCCTGTCGGGAGATAGCACGAAAGGCAAAATTTTAAAAGGGAAAAGTTATGAACGACAATGCAAATGTAAATGTAAGTGACAAAAAGGATAAAGAAATTGAAGATCTTAAAAAGCAGCTCGATGCTGCAAATGCATCCTGGATCAGAAACTTTAAGGAATGTGAGACACTGAAACAGGAATTATCTAGATATAAGGAACTTGTAAAGGCTCAGAGTGCTATTATAAACAACAATTAGCCGTCCGGGGCAGTCCGCTGTAACTGTGGCCATATCTTGGGCTGTCCCGACAACCCGCCTACTTAGCTCAGTTGGTAGAGCATCGGTTTTGTACTCCGAAGGTCATCCGTTCGAACCGGACAGTAGGCTCAAAAGTAAGGCCGTTTAGTTTGATGACGTGACGGCCTTACAAAAAACTCCAAGCTCTTTGACATGTTGACAGACAATAAAAAACACGCAGTTTGTCGCTGCGGGCTGGTGAACTACCGGGCAATACTCCGGTAGTGGCGAAAGTCGCGTGTCAAAGGCGCATTAAGCCAGCAACGGGTTGTACTGGAGTACTTAGAAAGAGGTTCGATTCCTCTTACCCGTCACATTTCAAACAACAAAACAAAAGTATGGAAAATAATTCAGAAACAAAAAAGCTGACGATCACGGAGCTTAAATCCATGTCTCCGTTTCAGATTTTAGAGGATACGAGAGTAAGAGAGCGATTCGTTACACTCTACAATAACATCCACAACTCTGAGCAGGGCGAATTATTCTTTGAAAAAGAAAAATACAACCTACAGAGAATCATACAAGCCTCCCCAAACCTAGCAAAATGTACAGGTTTCTCCACATATGGAGTACTCCTTGACATCGCAAGCATGGGACTTACCCTTGAAAACGCATCCCGGCCCCTTATTTACATCATCCCCGGTTCCGTGAATGTAGGAACAAAAGAAAAACAAACATGGGAACAACGGATGTCCATTGAAATTTCTCCATATGGAGAGCTCGATTTAAGAATCCAAGCTGGACAGCTATTATATGCCGACCGTCCTGTAATCGTATTCGAGGGGGATGAATTTAAGCCCAAGGTAACCGAAACCGGACAGAAAGTGGTAGTCTATTCGGCAGCCATTCCACGGCAAAGCAAAACAATCATCGGAGCTTTTATCAAGCTGACCCGCCCCGATCGTTCCTTTGACTTCTTTTGGATGCTTCCAGAAGACATCGACCGTCTGAAAGGATATTCCTTAAAGAAAAATCAACGGAAAGACAAAGACGGGAATGTATATGGAGACGCCAATGCCCTCTACCATTCAAATGAAGGTCAAATCGACACCGGATTCCTTGAAGCGAAAGTAATCAAGCACGCTTTCAAGACATTTCCGAAATTAAGGTTAGGACAATTCTCCGCTTTACAGCAAGACGAACAAGTCCAGGCCTCCGACTATGGGTTGGATGAGCCAGTATACAACCAAGTCCCGCAAAAAGAAACCGAAGAAGAAGCCGAAGAGACAGATGTACAGGAAATCGCCAAGCAACAGGGCGGTGTAAACATAGTAGAAAACCCAGAAGAACCCTTTTAATCATGGAAACAACAGCACTCTCAACAACACAGGAAGCATTATTACAGGCAAAAGACATCATTGCGCAAAACATTGCAAGTAATGAAAAAGCAAAAGAAGTCGCAAAAATCCTGCTCGCTAAAATAGAAAACACCCCTATCTCAGACACTCCGGAAGTCCGGTTCCTAGACGAAGAGTGTAAAACATTCCTCGGAAAGATAAGCAAGACCATTTCGGCCATGACCGACCGCCGGAAACCAATCACACAGGCATTCGACCAAATCCGGAAACATTTCACCGAACTGGAAAACGAACTGAAAACAGGGGAAGAAATACAGGCAATACAAAATTTCAGAAACGCATTTGCCCGGCATATCGCGGAAATCGCCGCAAAAGAGGAAGAGTCTCGGCGTATCAAGGCTGCCACAGAACAGGAGCGCATCGAAATGCGTGCTTATTTCAAACAAGCCTTTACCAACGACCTGGTAAACACATTAAGCCTTGCATACGATTCGCTTAAAGAAATATTCAACTCCATCACGCTGCAAAACTGCGAGCTAAAAAAAGATGAATTGAAAAACTTCTCATCCGAATACAAACCGGCCACTTTCTCATATCCATACAGGAATTACATTACAAAAGAAGAAGAGATCGCAATCTATGAAGAAATAGCTTCTTCCAAATCTGCCAAAAATGAACTGGAATACAATGAAAAAATCACCGAAAAAATCCGGTACTACCTTGATCGCGTTGATTCAAAGAAACAAGAATTGTTAGAGATCGCGCAAGCAAATGCCGCGGAAAAAGAACGGCTTGCGAAAGAAGCGGAAGAAAGGGCAAAACGGGAAGCGGAAGAAAAAAGACAAGAACTGTTGAACTTCACACAGAAACAACAGACATCCATCGAGGCAGAGAAAACTGAAGCATCCCTCAATACCCTATTCGACCAAAATTATTCTGCCCCTGCGGCGAATGTAAAGAAAACGCTTTCCATCGAAGTAAGCAATCCTGCCGGATACGGACAGATATTCATATTCTGGTTCGAGCGTGAAGGAAAGAATCTCCCGAACGAAAAGATTGAAAAGAAATCCATCGCACAGATGAAGAAATTCTGCGAGGATATCGCAAACAAGGATGGAGAAATCATCACGTCAAACTTTATTACTTACAAAGAAGTCGTTACGGCAAAATGAAAGACCCATACTATGACAGGTCGGAAATATCCAACTCCGACCTATCTGAATTAAAAAGACAGCTCTACGGAGGAATGGAAATCGACCCCGTTCATGCAAAATTTGGGAACCTAATCGATCACATGATTACAGAACCGGAAAAAGTCGACTATTTCAAACTGACTTGTGCCGGCGAACAAATGACAGAAGGTGATTTCAAAAAAGCAGAAGAAATGAAAAAGGCATTCATGCGCGATGAGTTTGCCAGCCGGATACTTCCACTATCAGACACACAGAAAGTCATGATTAATCCCTGTCAGAAATTCGACTACGACATCCCTTTTACACTGCCCGTCCGATGCAAATGGGACTTGTGGATGCCGTCAATGGGATGGGGAGGCGATATAAAAAGCACCTCCGCGACGACACAGGAACAATTTGAATCCGCTGTAAGGCAATTCGACTACGACAGGCAAAGATTCTTCTACATGAATATAGCAGGCTCCGAGAAAGACGTCTTAATCGGAATTTCCAAAGAAAACTTCCGCGTCTTCAAGGTATTCATAAAAAGAGGAGATGAATTATGGGAATCCGGCCAGCACAAGTGTATGGAACTCGCATTTAAATACTGGACTATGTTCGGAGACTTAAAAAATACAGCATGACAATCACACCCATAGAAGATTTAGAAAAAGAGGTGGACGATATAGAAGCTTATCTATCCACCTTACCGCCAGAGGATGCTAATTTAGCCATAGAGAGAGGGAACGAGCTTTCGGTATATATCGCCCGCACCGGGAAGATGCTTTCGGATGCAAGGTTTTATCAGGACAAGGCACTATCAGAAAGCATCGTTTACAACCTCGGGAAACAAGCTGGTTGCCCTGCATCGGTTCTAAAGCAACTTGTAGAAGCATCCTGTCAGCGTGAAAATCTATTGGTAAACACAATCGAACGCCTAAACCGTGCTGCCACCCATCAGTTAGATTGGCTCCGGACGGTAGTAAGCATGGCAAAAGAAGAAATGAGAAACTCAAACGGAATTAGCCAAAAATGAAAACAATCTCCAATAAAACCGCCGAAGATATTATCCGATGGCTATCAGACTTAAAATTCAGGTTCGAATCCTGATGTAGGCCACAAAAATCAACATTATGGCATACATAAAACGCAAACCCAAGAAACAACCCCTATTCGACAACAAGGTAGTTGTAAAGAAAAGACCCGACTTAAAAGCCAAATTAGACCGCATATTTTCCGAATATATCCGACTTCGGGATGCAAACCCGCAGGGATATACAGTTTGTATTTCATGCGGAAAGATAGTCCCTTGGAAAGAATCGGATTGTGGTCATTTCATCAACCGGAGCCACATGGCCACCCGATTCAACGAAAAGAACTGCAATAGCCAATGCCGGAGCTGCAACCGCTTCGACGAGGGGAACAACATCGGATACATGCGCGGATTAATCAAGAAATACGGACAAGCAGTTATCGAGGAGCTTGAAATCCTCAAACACCAACACTCCCACCTGTCCGACTTTGATTATAAAGTTTTAATCGACCTATACACACAAAAAGTAAAGCAACTCCATGAGGATAAAGGAATCTAACGACAGCTTCGAGATTACGTTTGAATACAACCGCAATCTCACGTGGGCGATAAAAAAACTGATGGGAGTGTGCCCGGGTGCCGAATATGATCCAAAACGCAAATCATTTTTCTTCCCAAAGATATATGCTCCGCAAGTCTATATGTTCGGACAAAAGTACGGCTTCGTATTTACCAAGGAACATGCGAAAGCGGATTGGGAAATACCGAAACTTCCGGAACTGACACAAGACATTCCCTTAAAAATGGAATTATATCCCTATCAGAAACAGGGTGTCGCCTATAACATCATTCACAAACGTACAATCATCGGTGATAAGATGGGACTTGGGAAAACCTGTCAGGCAATTGCCTCCGTGCTTGCCTTGAATGCTTTCCCCTGTTTGGTTATTTGCCCATCTTCTTTGAAAATAAACTGGCAAAGAGAGTGGCACATGTGGACTGACAAAAAGGCTTGTATATTGAACAACTCAAACATAAATACATGGCATCTCTTCGCCGCCGGGAAATCGCTTTTTGGAGAAAGCATAAAAAACGACATATTCATCTGCAACTACGAAAGCCTTAAAAAATACTTTGTACAGAACATTATCACCAAACCGGGACACGCTTTTAAACTTAAAGATGTTATTTTTACTCCAAACATCAACCTGTTTAAATCTGTCATAATTGACGAGGCCCACCGGATAAAAGACCCTTCGTCCCAACAAAGCAAGTTCACCAAGGGATTAACGTCCGGAAAGGAGGTAATATTCGCTATTTCCGGGACCCCGGTAGTGAACAAGGCAAAAGATCTCGCCTCCATGCTTGCAATCATTAACCAGGTGGACAAATTCGGAGGATACACAAAGTTTGTAGCTGAATACGGATTCAATGACAACATGGAAGAATTGAACTACAAACTCAATACGACCTGTTTTTACAGCCGGAACAAAAAAGAGGTATTGAAAGAATTGCCCGATAAAATCAGAACCGTTGTTCCTTGTGAAATAGACAACCAAAGCGAATATAATGCGGCACTTTCAGACCTTGCCGATTATCTGAAAGAATACCGGGCAGCAACCGACGAGCAAGTCAGAAGGTCGATGCGCGGTGAAACGATGGTAAGAATCGGCGTCCTTAAAAACATCTCCGCAAGGGGAAAATTAAATGCAGTAAGGGATTATATCAATGACATGCTGAAATCCGATGAAAAAATAGTCGTATTCATCCATCAGAAGGAAATCGCCGGATTCCTTACACAGGCATTCCCTGATGCAGTAACAATCACTGGAAACGACGACATGATAACACGGCAGAAAAATATCGACGCCTTTCAAAACGATCCATCTGTAAAGTTGATTGTCTGTTCCATTAAAGCGGCCGGGGTCGGATTGACGCTTACTGCATCCTCTAATGTGATATTTGTGGAGCTTCCGTGGACAGCCGCTGATACAGACCAGTGTGAGGATCGATGCCATCGTATCGGGCAGAAAGATTCCGTAAACTGCATCTATTTTCTTGGGGAAAACACAATAGACGAAGATATCTATAAAATAATCCAATATAAACGGGAAATATCGAATATAATAACTGGAGGGATTAATGAAGCTATTGAACAGGAATCAGAGTTTGACTTATTAATAAAGAACATAAATATCAAATGAACTATTGATAAGCTAATACTATCGGTTTTTAAATGAAATTTTTATAGAACTATATTAAAATGATAGAACTACAAGCCATAGGTAACATCGGCAAGGATGCCGAGCAGAAAACAATAGGGGGCAAGGCATACGCCTCATTTTCAATCGGTGTAACAGAAAAAACATCAGATGGGGAAGATAGGACAACATGGCTCCGGGTAATGAAATACGACAGCGAAGGTAAGTTGACCGCATACCTTACAAAGGGGAAAAAGGTTTGGGTACGTGGCAATCCCTACTTTTCTGCTTATGTCAGTAAAAACACAGGTGAAGCCATCCCGGACATAACTATCTGGGCTGATAAACTCGTGTTCTGTTCTTCCGGAGAAAAGCAGAACCAGCAAACAGAAAGACAATCCGAAGTAAATAATTCCCCGTCACAGGCAGACGATGACGACAGTCTGCCATTCTAACCATGAAAATCAAACTCCTTAACACTTCCGTTGGTCTGAAACCACTCTTCGATGAAGATTTCGAGGAAAAGAAAAGTTGAAAATCGGAGAGGTTTACGAGGCCACTATCAAGCGGCCTCGAAACCTTTCCTTTCACCGAAAATATTTCGGACTCATTAACCTTGCCTGGGAATATCAGAATGAGATAGCGGTAGAGCATTTCAAGCACAGCATCGAACTATTCAGAAAAACGGTAGAAATGGCAGCCGGATGGTGTGAGCCGATATACTCGATTGCCCGGAAAGAGTGGATTGAAGTTCCGAAGTCTATTGCTTTCGATAAAATGGACGAAGACGAATTTCAAAACCTATACGAACGTGTAAAGGACGTATTATTTAAATACTTCCTCAAAAACATTTCAGTTGAAGAATTTGAAAAGAACCTTATTAATTTTTGATGAACTCATACATGACCAGCTCCGGCGAATATGTTCTTAAATCGGTCATAGACCGCCGGATTAGAGCAGCCAAAGAAAAGAAGATAGCCCAGATGATTGAAAAATATGGCTATCTTTTCTGTGAGGAATGTCATAGAAATGAGGCTGCAGGTATTCCACTTGATTGTTCACACGATATTCCAGTAAGTGAATGTCAAAAAAGAGGCCAATCGGAATTAGCCTGGGATGTAAATAACATTACAATCAGGTGCCGGGAATGCCACCACAAACATGATCATCAATCACAATTTAGTTTTCCATGAAAATCCCATCTACCCTTTCTGCTCAAATCCTTTCCTTTCTATTTAAGGATAAAGCCGGACTAATCAGGCATCTCAAAGAGATACAAGATAGCCCGGTTTCTTTTTCGGATGTAAAAGGGAGGGAAAGACAAAGGAAGGCGGGGATACTGGTTAAGAAACTTGAAAAATTGAAACATTAAAATTATGACAGCAACCTATTTTGAATCCACAGTAAAATACGAAAAAGTAAATGAGGATGGCAAAGCAAAGAAAGTGACTGAATTATACCTCATAGATGCAATGAGCTTTTCGGAAACAGAAGAAAGGAGTTGCAGGCAGTTATCCGAAATAGTTCAGGGGGATTACCTCATTCAATCCCTGAAACGGTCAAAAATAACAGAATACATTGAATCAAATGACGAAAACGATGACCGACTCTACAAAGCAACAGTTAAAATAACCGATAGCGATAACTTCGGCAAAGAGAAAGAATCCTCAATTCATTATCTAGTTGCCGCATCAAACATCAACCGGGCATTGGATAACCTCGAAAAATCACTGTCAACATTTGTAATACCCTATGAGATAGTAAAAATCGAAGATACGAAGTTTGTAGAAGTGATCCCCTACATACCGGACGACAAAGAACGCATACCGGACAATTTAAAACCACAACAATAACACTAAAACTATAATATCATGGAAAAAATCACAGACAAAATTAAATCCTTCGAGGATGCTTGCAAGCATCTCAGACTTAACCCTAACGACCTGCCGGTTGTAGATATGCTTCCGGAGAAAGATAGGAAATCAATTATCGCATTCTACAAGCTTACAATTATTATCAGAGCATTGAATGAAGGTTGGGAACCAGATTGGTCAAATTGGGATGAATGTAAGTATTACAACTGGTTTTACGTTGAAAAAGGAGAAGACCAGCGTTCCTCCGGTTTTCGTTGCGCCGGCTACGCGTGTACGGGCACGGACCCCGGCTCTCGGCTTTGCTTTAAGAATAGAGAATTAGCCGAATACGCCGCAGAACAATTCAAAAAACTATATCGTGAATATTTACTCATTCTTTAAAAGAAAAAACATGAAGAAGACATTAGAGATAACGGAAGAACAAGCAAAGAAACTCTACTTTGAATCATCCGAAAACTTCAAAGAAGTACTTGAATCGAACTTCGGGAAGACAACATTTCTGAAAAACTTTCAAGACGCAGTAAAGACATACTATGATGCTTGTGAAATCATAGGAGAAAAGCCGATTGACGAACAGCATTTAATGGACTGTGGACTCGGAAAGTCGGAAATCGCATTCATGAAATTGAAAACAATCTTCAAAGCTGCAAATAAAATGAACAACGATTGGAAAGCAGATTACTCCAATTCAAGCCAGTATAAATATAATCCGTATTTTGTTTGGCGTTCCTCCGGTTTTCGTTACGACGGTACGTACTGCACGAATACGTACACGTACACCGGCTCTCGGCTTTGCTGCGGTACATCTGATGATGCAGAATACATCGGAAAAAAATTTAAAGATTTATATAACGATTATTTTGGATAATGGAAAATAATGATGATGGAAGCCTGGGATTTCTGAATATTCAGCCCGATGAAGACAGGAAATAAAATCTTACATTAAATTTTGCAATTATGGATAATAGCCGTATATTTGTGGTGCTCAATTGGCAAAGCGAGCACCACAAATTACAAATGAAGGTATTTTTTATACCATATCGTGACTTATATCCATAAGTAAATTATAAGTCGTCGAAGTCCTGAGTTGCATAGCCTTCTTTGTAAGTGTTATGTTCGCTTTGCCAAAAGAACAGGAAGTCGGCGACTTTCTTATTTTTATTAACTTATAATTCATCAACGTATGGCAAAGCGAAGTGAATCTGTAAGTAATGTGAATCATAGTACCATTACAGCACGTCCACCCCGACGAAACGAGGGTAAATTACTTTCCGAAGTAAAAGAGTTGCAACAACAACTAATCCAAGTAAGACAAAAATTAGAGATTGAAAAGAACTGTAAGAACGAAGCTTATTACTTCATTCTAAGTTCCGGTAACTTCCAAAAGTTTGCGGAATATCATAAGAAATTCCGGGCAAACCTCGACTATCACGGGGCTTGTCTCGCGCAGCTTTATCTCGATTCATTTACTACAAAATAACCATACTATGGAAAATAAAATTTTTAATTACAACGGGACGGATATAACATTCCTTTCCGGTAATGGTGATGTATTGGTTAATGCTACACAGTTAGCAAAGCCTTATGGGAAACGTCCTAACGATTATTTAAGCCTTCCATCTACAAATCAATTAATTAAAGCCATTACCAGAAAATATGGTAGTGATGAAAATCAATTAGTTAGAACAGTGAACGGAGGGACACATCCCGGTACATGGATGCACAGGCTTATCGTTCTTGATTTTTGTCAATGGCTTGATATTGATTTGAAGTTGTGGTGTACCGAAAAACTTGATGAGCTAATGCGTTTTGGAATGACCGCTACCCAACCAACACTTGAAGCAATGGTTGATAATCCGGATCTGATTATTCAGCTCGCAACAAAGTTGAAAGAAGAAAGAGCAGAAAAAGAACGATTAAAGTTAACCGTTGAAATGCAAACCAAAGAATTGGTTGAAGCTGCTCCCAAACTTGAATACTATGATAAGACACTGAATAGTTCCGGGCTTCTCACAATCAATATGATTGCGTTACATTTAGGAATATCTGCGGTTAAACTCAACAAATTATTGGTTGACTGGAAAGTACAGTACAAACAATCCGGGATATACTTTCTTTGTTCACCATATAGGGATAAAGGGTATGCTGATCATCGTCCGCATCCTTACACAAATTCATCCGGAGAAATACTAACCCGGCAGCATCTGTATTGGACAGAGAAAGGAAAAGAGTTTATTACAAAAATATATAATCAGAAAATAGTTGCATAAGGAATCAGTATGAATATAAAAGGGCAGATAAAGTTAAGGGTGGATGTACAGTGCATCCACCCATGGTTAGACTTACTTACGTACTCTGATTCTTGTTCTGATAGTAGTACGCACTGTGGTTCTAACCCGAACTTGGATTTTAGCCATGATGTTACTTTTTAAGTTTAACAAAAAGGAGGTTTACTCCCCGGCCCGCTTTGAGCCTTGCCATATCTCGCTGCGGTACGGGCTAAAATCCGATACAAAGTTAACTGTTTTGTAGTATCTGTCCTTTTTAATAATAAAATATATGCCCCGCACCCCGAAACCCAAACAACCAAAACCGATCATTTCCCGTCTGTCAACAAACTATTCCGACTGCCGGAAATGTATCTACTACCAACCGTGGAAATTCGGATTGGTTGATTGCCCGTTTTCGGTGGTGCCGCATGAAAACTGCGTGGACAGAAAAATTGAATGTGTAAATTATAAAAAAACATGATTGAAAATACTATTAAAAAAATTGAGCAATGGGTTGTCGACAGAAACCTGCATACCCAGGATCCAAAAGTACAGATGTGTAAAACAGTTGAAGAACTCGGAGAACTAGCCCGGGCAATAAACAAAGGCGATAGGGAAAAACAGACAGACAGCATCGGGGATACGGTTGTCACTCTCATCTGTATATCAAAACAACTGGGTATTGATTTCAGTGAATGCGTTGAATATGCATACAACGAAATCAAAGACCGGAAGGGGAAACTTATCAACGGGATATTTGTAAAAGAGGCGGATTTTGTATAAAAAATTAAATAAAAAATCATGAGAGCACTAATTATCACATCCTTATTAGGAGACTACTCCGGTATTGCTGAAGAAGTAGAAAAACAACTCCAAAACCAAGACAAAAATCAAGAATCCGATGAAGTTGTAAGTATCCATCAGTTCAACATGCTTTCACAGGCGTATGATGCGAAATTTAACGAATGCGAAAAACTCAAAGCCCAAAATCAGGAATTGGAAAAGTCAAACATTAAACTCATGGAAGAGGTTAATAAATATCGGTATTTCATTGAGTGCCAGAAAAACGAAATTGAAAAGCTGTGATATGGAATATGGAGAATTGTTAAAAGACCCTCGCTGGCAAAGAAAGCGACTGGAAGCCATGCAAGCGGATCGATTTACCTGTCAGATGTGTTTTCACGCTGATAAACCATTAAATGTACATCATAAAAAATATATTCAGGGAGCGGCACCATGGGAGTATGATACAAGTGATTTAATCACTCTTTGTGAAGATTGTCATGCCAAATATCATCGTGATGTTACTAAAACTAAAATAATGGCTAATATGCTTATAAACATTTCTGAACTATTAAAATCAGCAATATGATATGGCGAGACAATTAAAAGAAGGATTGAAATATTTTTCTTTTGATGTTGATTTTTTTGATGATGAGAAAATAGGTGCAATTTCTGGAGAGTTTGGGATAAAAGGAGAAATTACAGCAATAAAGCTGCTATGTGCGGTATACCGGAATGGATACTTCGCTGTGTGGAATGAGCCGTTAAAAATGAAACTTTTAAAATCCCTTCCAGGAATAAACTCTGAATTACTGGACCAGATCGTGAATCGCTTAGTTAGGTGGGGGTTCTTTGACAGCTCCTGCTTCAGCTCGGTAAAGATTCTGACTAGTGAAGGTATTCAGAAGCGATATTTTGAAGCCATTAAAAGAAGAAAGCCCAAGGAAGAATATCCTTATTTACTTATTAATGTAGACAATAATGCAATAAATGTATGCAAAAATGACAAAAATGTATACAAAAGTACACAAAGGAAAGGAAAGAAAATAAATAATCCCCCTATAATCCCCCTTTTGGATTTTTCGTCGGAAGGAATAATCCCGATTGAAAATTTGAAGGAAAGAATATTTTCCGAAGAAACGGCATGGATTGAGACCATAGCAATGAAGCAACAGCTTAAACCCGATGAAATAATTAAGTGGGTGAACGATTTTTTTGACGAACTCGAGTGTATAGGTGAAAACATGAAAAGCCTAAAAGATTTCAAATCCCACTTTTTCAGGTGGCTTAAAATCCAACTAAAAAACAGAAAGGAGGAAAAAGATGACGGAAGACTTGAAAGTTGGTAGACAGAACTCACCAGACACGGAAAAAGCCGTATTAGGGGCGATGATGCTATCTAACGAAGCAGTGACCGATGTGGTGTCAAAGCTAAGCACAGATGCGTTCTTTGACCCCAGAAACCGCATAATCTTCGATGCCATCCGGGGACTGAACGACAAAAGCATACCGGTAGACATGATTTCGGTAGTCGAATGCCTTCGCCAGTCCGGCAAGCTAATTGAAGCAGGCAACGCATCCTACGTAACCGAACTCACGAACCTGTCCGGTTTCGGACTTGCTCGCACGGATCACTATTGCAAACTGCTCGTTCAGATGCAGATAGAACGACAACTGGTAGTTATGGCTACCGAGATAATCCGGATGTCTGACGAAACAAACGACGTTTCAGACACCATTTCATTCGCTGATAGGCAATTGCAGAAAATAAACGAAATCATTTCCCTGAATAGTCGTATGGAACATATATCGTCGGCAGTCGAAAAAGCGGCTGACGAATCGATATTGAGGACGGAAAACAGACGGCAAGGGAAAATGTCAGGCGTAACATCCGGACTGAAAGACCTGGATAAAATGACATCCGGATTCAAGGGGTCCGAACTGATAATACTCGCAGGACGCCCTGGGTCAGGAAAGACAAGCGTGATGCTTCACTTCGCCAAGGTCGCCGCAAGAAATGGCGTCCCGGTGTGCATCTACTCCCTCGAAATGGACAGCATCAGCCTTGCCGACAGGCTAATCCTTTCAGAGACGGACATCGAAGCGGACAGATACCGGAACGGATACATATCCAACGAAGAGTTCAACCAAATCGCATCGGCAAAGAAAAGACTTTCCGAACTGCCGATATACGTTGACGACAACCCGATAGTATCCATGCGCTACATCCGTGCACACTCTAAGAGAATGTCAAAGCAGGGAAAATGCGGATTGATACTCGTAGATTACTTACAACTCGCTGATATGGGCGAAAAGGGGAAAAACCGGGAACAGGAAGTTGCACAGGCGAGCAGACAGGCAAAGATAATCGCGAAAGAGCTTAATGTGCCTTTTATCCTTTTATCCCAGCTTAACAGAGCTTGTGAAGAACGGGCGGATAAAAAGCCACAGCTATCCGACCTTCGTGAATCAGGAGCCATCGAGCAAGATGCAGATAAGGTTATATTCGTTTATCGTCCGGAATATTACAAGCTGAAAGATCCTCATAACAACCCGATAACCGGAGAAGGTGCGCTCATAATGGCTAAACAGCGCAACGGAGCCGTAGGTGACGTGAAATTCAGGTATAATGAAAGTCTCACGAAGATATTCGACCACAACACAAACGAATCCGGAAGACCATTTTAATAAAAAATCACTGAAACAATGAAAACATACGTAATAACACTATCAAAACAGTTTCTTTCCGGACATAAAGAGGCTGGGAAACCGACAAATTTTAGAGATAAATTCTTGCTCGGAATAGGCTGCCCGGACTGTAAAACCCAACAAGACTTATCAGGTGAAAACATATCGCCTTGCAATAGTTGCATAAGAGCGTGTATGTACCCCAAAATACATACAATGCGGTCGAATTATCAACTTTGGGAGTCAAGCGCTAAACATGAAAAACGCAGAGAGGAAAGTCATCAAATTACTAAAAGAAAACAATTTGATAAAGTAATGGAAATAAAAGGAAAAGTTCATTTAATGTTCGAGCAAAGTGGAACTTTCAAGAATGAGTTTATAAAGCTGGGAATACCATCGGAAGATTATGATATCCAAAATAATTTTGGACAAACTGACCACGTTGTAGACTTGTTTGCGGAGATTGAAAAAGCGTATGACGGTAAAGGAAGCGTGTTTGATAGTATTACGAAAGACGATTTGATAATGGCTTTCTTCCCGTGCATTTACTTTGAGTCCATGCAAGCAAATTACTATCAAATGCGTTGCAATAACTTATATTGTAAATCTAAAAATGAGCAATATGAAATAGTACTTGAGAGAATAGGTAAAAGAGAGAAGTTCTATTCTTTATTATATAAATTTTTTGCTGTTTGTGATTTCAGGCAGATAAGAATGATATTGGAGAATCCTGCCACACAACCGCATTATCTGTTGTATCCTGCAAACTTTATTCCGTACACATTTGTTGATATGGATAGGAGGAAAAGGGGCGACTACTTCAAAAAGCCTACTGCATATTGGTTCTTTAATTGCGAACCGACAAATGGAAAGAGTTTTCAGAAACCTAAAGAAACAAAAGTAATAATGAATTGTAAGCAAGGAAAAGAATCGGGTATCTGTTCAGAAGAACGTTCGCTAATCTCACAAGACTATGCTCGTAATTTTATCTGCGACTTTATTATTGGCAAGGCACAGAAACATACACAACTTGAATTATTTTAGAAGATGTGCAGAATGTTTAATGAGTTCCGAGAATATTTAAAACTTTAATTAATTTATCGGTGTGTGCTATGGACAAATATGGATCAATAGATCAGAACTGGTATTCTTCCGAAAATCAGAAACATGAAAGGGAGAAGGCGACAGAAGCTTTGAAACAAATGAAAGAACTAGAAAAACAATATGAAAAATCACGTACTGTGATTATTGAAAGAACACAGTACAAAGGAGTCAGGAAACGGTATTTAAAAACAAAATCATGAATAGAGAAATATTATTTAGAGGGAAACCTATTGATAAAAATTTGAGTATCATTCCTGATTGTTAATTTATCACATAAAAACTATTGCAGTACGAGAGTGCTGTTAAATATTATTATCCTATGGACTTAAACAAAAAGATAGAAGACTCCATTAGAATCATCCGAAAAATGGAGAAAATGGCTTTTAAATACTCTCCAGATGGTTTCCATGTCGCATTCTCCGGAGGTAAAGATTCACAAGTTATTTATGAACTTGCAAAAATGGCAGGAGTGAAATTCAAAGCATATTTCTACAAAACATCTGTGGATCCACCAGAATTACTAAGGTTTATTCGCTCGCATTATCCCGATGTTATTTGGCTGAAACCGGAAAAGACAATGTTTCAGATGATATTACAAAAGAAGATGCTACCACTTCGGAACCGTCGATATTGTTGTGAATATTTGAAAGAAAGACGTGGATTGAATGAAGTTGTAATTATTGGGATTAGGAAAGAGGAAAGCACACGCAGGAAGAAGAGAAAAGTTTTTACGAATGACTGCAAGTTAGGATGTGATAAACCTCTATTGTCCCCGATTCTTGATTGGACAGAAAGCGATGTTTTTGGATTTCTGTCAAGTAGGAACATTCAAGTTTGCGACTTATACAAAAAAGTACACCGAATCGGGTGTATCGGATGCCCGATGAATTGTAAAAGCCAGCGCAATGGATTAAGGATGTTTCCAATGTTCAGAAGAGCATATATCAATACTATTGAGAAACTTCGTATCCTTTATGGAAAATACATGGAATTTGAGAGTGCGGAAGATGCTTTTAACTGGTGGTGCTCCGGAATATCAAAGAAAAAATATCTGGCAAACAAGAAACAATTAAAATTTCCTTGGTGGGATGAAATGATATAATTATGAAAATATGGATTGTAAAGAATATTTTAATTAAATAAAATGGACGCCACCTAAATGATGACGTCCTTGCCAACTCCACTACAACAGACACCACAAAGAAACGTGTCTGCTTTATCTATTCTTACCGAGGTAGACCAATACCCTTACAGAAATAAACTCGCAGACACGTATATACGTAGTCTAACGAGCTTAGTATCTGTATTTTTATTTTGGTCTTTTCGGTAAGTACTAAACTCAACTACAACAATTACAAAACAATATGCGCAACTCTTTGCACATGGCAAATATAAGAAATTATTCCTGAATTTAAATTAATAGAATAATGGATAAAGAACTACTAAACAAAATCCTGCCTTATTGCGGACATGGCCTGAAAGTGATATATGAAGATTATTTGTGTTGAATCGTTAAAAAATAATCCCTATGCAGAATGATTTTGATTTGTCGGAAAAATGCCGTATGTTTGTAGTGTCTATCATACTAAGAGGGCGGTAAGTCCGCCAAAACTGCGGGCATTTTTTATGCCTTAAATCGATATACGGTTTCATTACCCCCGTGTGGAGTGTTAATGCACCCACAGCCCTCTTAGGTGATAGACAGCGGGAAAGGATGGAACCGTTTTTTATTTCTATCCAAACATATCAAATTCTTAGGGATAATGTCTATCACGGAAAAGAATTTGCTAACATCGGTACAAGGTATTGATGAAGCACGTTATGCCCACGAAACGGCTCAAACTACTGTAACTATCTCTTCAATCAACGTCGAAGAACTATTGGAAATCTCTTCAACACTAAGAGGCGACGAAGCAATTATCGAGGTGTCCAACCTTGTCGAATTTAATCATGATGAACCGGATCTTGAATACGCTTTGAGGTGTGTTTGCCGGTTCTATGCGAAAGTGTCGTATCTCGTTGACAGAATGAAGCAGATATTAACCGAAGAAAAATAACCCACCATGGATGATTATGAAATTATAGAACAGTACGCTGATTACCGTATTGTTCAAAAGAAGTATAATGGGATACCATGTACTTTTCGTCATGATTATTTTGATAATTCTGTCAGAATAAAATTTGACGACAATTTTGCAAGGTGTAATGGATATAGGAATATCAAAGATATGTTCACTAAAAATCCCGACATGAAGCAATCAATTCTAGCTGCTAATTTGGGGATAATTCCCGATTGGATTCTCATAACACCCGATATGGGATTTGTAATATTGGATAAAACTAAATTGAATTAACAATGGGAAATAATATTCAGATATTTAAAAACGAACAGTTCGGTGAAATCCGTACAGTAGCAAACGAAAATAACGAGCCTTTATTTGTTGCAAATGATGTTGCAACAATGCTCGGATATGCAAATCCAAGAGATGCAATTGCTAACCATGTTGATGAAGAAGATAAAGCTACCGTCGCCATTCACGACGGCAGCCAAAACAGGAATATGGTTGTAATTACAGAATCTGGTTTTTATTCACTTGTTCTGTCTTCAAAAATAGAAAAAGCAAAAAAAGTCAAAAAATGGGTAACAAGTGAAGTGCTTCCATCTATTCGTAAAAATGGAGGTTATATAGTATCTTCTGAAGACGATACACCTGAAATTATTATGGCTCGTGCCATTTTAGTAGCACAAGAAACTATTAAGAAGAAAGACGAAAAGTTAAAACAACTCGAAGCTGAAAAAATTAAAATAATAGAAGAAACAAAACCGTGTGTAGTATTCACGGAAAGTGTAAAAGTAAGTAATACAAACATACTTGTACGTGATCTTGCAAAAATTATCACACAAAACGGGATTCCGATCGGGGCCCAACGATTATATGATTGGTTTGTTGAAAAGAAATATCTGATAAGACATAAACGCTGGAGTAAATCCAAAAACAAGTATGCTACTTACTATACCCCCACACAGGCATCATCTGAAAGAGACCTATTTTGGGTATCTGAAAGGCCTATATCTAATCCGGGAGAAACACCTTTTACAGTGTTTACTACTTATGTGACAGGGAAGGGGCAAATCTATTTTGTAAACAAATTTCTAAAACAAAAAGAATTGGTATAACTAACAGAGGGGGTGTAATGCCCCTCTCTAAAATTAATAAGTTCAAACAACCATGATCCCCAACAAAACTAGTAAAGACTACAAGCGGCTCAAGGAGCTGCTTGATAAAGGAGAAAAAATAACTGTATTTTTCTTGCATAAATCAGGGTATGGAACTGAGCATAAAATACGCAAAACAGCAGAAAAGAAATATAACGAAATAACACACTGTGACGGATATTTTATAGGCCCAATGACCATATACCCTTTCAGTCAAAAACCTTTTGAATACTACTGTGAAAAATACAATGTTGAATTTATAGAGCCAAATTTATGAAAGACCAATCTTTATTTCATAGACATGAAAATTTATATAATTCTAATCCACGAGATCCCTTTTGTTCATGATATTATGGACAAAGTGGACCTTACAGAAAGAGGGAGTAAAGTGTATGTCAAATTCAGGACGATTAAAATGGAATCACATGATGAAAGTGAAGATAATTTCAAGAAAATAGTAGAACATATATGTTTTAAGCAGCATAAAGAACTTCAAAATACGGATGGGATAGGCAAACCTGTATTTGTATATGCTGTCTCAAACAAATCTCATCGTATTGTTTATTTCAGAAAAGGCATAAATCAGATCTCAGACGGTGAAAAGATATATATGTTTGATGATTTGATTTCTCGTTTTTTATCTGTTCAAACAGATAACATGAGAAGAGTTACAAATGTCGGGAATGAAATTAATGGAAAATTTTGTCCGATAAAATGCTATAAATACTAATACTTAAAGATGAGAAAAATGACTAGTATAAATCTATGTAGATGTCCTTATTGTGGGTCATGAAGTAGGATTCTATGCCACCGCCTACAATTGTAAATATCTTGACTGTGGAAGTTTATTTTGGTGGGATTTTACAAAAAAATAGCATGAAAGAGAGAATAAAAGAATTGTTTTTAGCATTAAAAAAGAAATGGTTATTAAATAAAATGAACCGTATAAATCCGAACCCGGCAGAATACAAAAAATGGGAACATCATACTTGGGGTAATTCCATCGAAATCTGCCGGATTAATAAAAATACATTCAGTATTCGAGGTTGGCTTCAAAATAAACCCGAAAATGGGGACAAGTTAATCTATGAAACAGAAAGTGGTAAATATGCCGTCGGATACATTGTAGATGTTGAATATTGTGGCGACCCAAGAGATATGTTTTTTGCAAATGTAATCCCGTTTGAGTATTTAAAACACCAATAATAGAAACATGAGAAAAGCAAAAATAATAAAAGGAGACCTATGTCATGTCCTGTGTGATGATGAAGTATATGTACATGAGTGAATTTATTGAGGAATTAAATGAATAACCTTATTTATCTGCCTAAATTTCATGCTGGGCAAAAGGCATATCTACATTATGGTGTTGGTTCATGTTTCCTTGTAAAAATACTAGATATATACAGATATAATGAAGAGTGGTACTATGATGTTGATGCATCATCTTATAGCCGAGGTATGAAATTAGGATACGTGAGTGAGAAATATCTTACGAAAAAAAGTTATCAAAAACCTGATTGTAGATACTCAACAAAAACGATTCAAAAACTAAATGAATAAATATGAAAGCACTTGAAATTTATAAACCTCCATTCCGGATATCAGAACCATACATATTCTCATCTAATGGTGTTATGGCATTTATGATCCTTACAAGAAACAATGAACTTATCAGGAATATTTGTGATACACTAAGCAATGAAGATACACATCTGAATTTGGGAAATATAACGTATGCAAACGATGTGTTCATACAAAAAGATAACGAAAACATATTATTATTGCGTGGATGGGGACATTTAACCGGAGGAGGAGCTTTGAACTTACCAGATAAAGAAGCTATCCAGATACAAAATGAATTTCGGGACTGGGTTATTAGCAAATTAAAGGGAAAGAAGTAGCGAGGTTAGTCCTCGCTATTACTTAGTTTGTTTCCTTCTAGGTGGTATTTTGGGAGACTTCATTCCGTCAATATGTTCAAATAGAGAGTTATCTACATGAGCCATCATAGGATCCAAGATAAAATCAATGCCTTCCCTTCTCGCTAATTTAGATGCCGGAACAAAATCAGCATCACCAGATATAAGTACAATTCTATCAACAAAATGCTTTAATGATAAAGAAGCAATATCTACCCCTATCTTCATATCTATACTTTTTTGCCTTAATTCGTAATAAACATCACTTTCTTGTAAGTCCTCTATTTTCAATGAACCAGATAATAATTCCTTTATTTTATTTGGTCTTATTTGCCAATTGCCAGAATCCTTAAGATATCCTAGTCTAAGTGCAACTTTTCTTTTTTGTTTTAAGGCTTCAAATATTTTATTCCTAAATATAGCTTCAGGACTTCTCTCAAAAACAATACATTTTTTAGAAATAGGATTATGAACTCTTTTTGAAAAAGGTACACAGTCGTAGAAAAATATACGATAAAGATAATTTTCTTTCCCAACATGTGAATGAGCTAATGTATAAATGTCATCAGCAACTTCCTCAGGAGTTTTGTTTTTTCCCTTATTATATAAATAATTATATCTTTTAATAAAAAATCCTCCGTCTATTAGAACAGCTATTTTGACTGGTGCACTAAAATTAGATTCTGGCTTATTGTTTGATTTCATATCATTATAAAAAACAAAGGCTCTTGGGTCGGCATGCTCATTATTAAACCAAAATTGGTAGAACATACGAAGCCAAGAGCATAATTATGCCACAAATATAGATTCTGGAAATATGATTTACAAACAAAAAATCCAGAAAATCATTTTATAATGGCATTTTTAACATATACGCATCAACATTGCATAAAGTTACAAAAAAGAGGGGACACAACTCCCCTCTCACACCTTCCGATATGTTCACGACTAAATATTTACGCGGCCTTACAGGCATCTTAAAGCAAACAGGGCTATTTCGCTGATATAGCTGCTTGCTGCGTTGTCGGCAATATTGATTAATATTTCAAAACTATCGGGCATAATATTTTATTTCATAGTTGCGAATGAACCCCTTGCACAATAAATAAACTACAACCGGGAACATCATTTCAGCAATATCTCCGTTTATATAACAAATTTCCTCTCCTTGTAAATTAAATCCACTACTTACCGCAATATGAACTGACAGATGGTGCAGTTCATGCGTGATCAGATTAAAGTACTTTGCCGGACTAATAGAAATTGCAAATATGACCACTGATTCCCGGTAAAAATAGTTACTGAATGCAAGACCATTATTTACATTTCCGCTTGTCAGGTTTTTATATGCATTTTTTAAATCCGATTCACTACAATTTAACCCATACAAGGCGTTCATAATTTCATCTACGTGATACCTTGTAACCGGATAAAAGGCGGTTATATTCCATTTTTTACCTTTTACGTAAATATGGAATCGTTGTCTGATCATAGAAAATCACTCCATTCTACTCCGCATCCATTGGCTACCATCGTAGCGTACCATCTTCGCATAATAGTTCCATCAGCTGCATCAGGGTCATCGATTGAATCTTTTACAAATAAAGCAAGCGATTTATCGTCTGGGAGACTAGATTTATAAAAATCTGCTCTAGCCATATTTGCAACGTACACATAATCATAAAGTGTATTATTTTCCAGTTTCACACCGTGCTTAGCGAGAAGTTCGTCAACCTGATCTTTGCTCATTGGTTCTATTGGTTCAAGCCTGCCAGTTGCGGGATTTTTTTTCTTCATTAAAGAAATTGCATAATCGCATGTCTTTTTATCAAAATGCCATCCCCTGAAACTAAGATACCGAGACATTGCTATCGGTCTGTAAAAATCGTATGTATCTAATGCTTGTTTACACATATTATTTAATATTTAAGGAGGGATGTTTCCACCCCTCCAGGTGAACCTGTTTACATAAACCGGGGATCAAATCCCTGTCCGCCGAAATTATTCCGGAACCATTGTCCGACATTTTCGCCGTAACCACCTTGGCCCATATTCTGGCCCATGCCTTGTCCAGAATTTTGACCATATCCCTGATTGCCGCTTCTTTGGCCCATTCCCTGCCCCATTTTATTGAGCAGTTTATGTCCTTTTTTCAGGAAATCCTGTAATTCTTCTGCGAATTCTCTTATTTCTTCATTCATAACATGATAATTTTAAAGTTAATTAATTGAGGAGTTCTTTCAACTCCCCTAGGTCTTCCGACGTGAACTTAATACAACCCAAGCTACCTATAAACATATCTAACAAGAAATTATGAGGCATATCTACGATGGCCTGGCCTTTTCCTACTGTAACTTTAACCATCCCTAATTGATACTCCCTAACGTCCATTTCTTCAAATAAAGAGACAAGATTATCAACCATAACATCGCTGTCTATTGTTCCGTCTTCTCCGGCAATAAACAAAAATCCGGTATCAAGCCATCTGTTGATAAGTGCATCCTTCCTGGCTAGTAAATTACTTAACCCATTTTTAAAGAAAGTGCGCGTATGTGCTTTATCCGGAAAAAGAGAATCTATTTTACTATTTCCCCAGGATTGTACTGCGGTTTTAATTTCACCTTTAAACTGGTTCAAATCCTCTTTTTTCATTTCTTGCCTCCTTTCTGTCGTTTCATTTTCTGATACTCAGAATAGGGAATATCAGAATACTTTTCCTTATATTCCTGGAAATCGTTGATCTCCTTGTCAACCTCAGTAGCAGCGGATTTTCTAAGCCTTTTTACAAGCGTCAGATGATTCTCTAGGGCATCCTTACCTTCTTTTGAGCCTTCTACCACCGGGCGCATCATTTGCATGTATTTAGCTTGAAGAATAGACATTATCATATTCTGACTTTCAATAAATTCTTCATTGTTTGTTACGATTTCAAATTCCTTGTCAGTCATTGCTGATACAATGCTTTCGATTTCGTCCCATATAGGAGTCTGGCTTTGTTGTGGTTGCTGGACCATCTGATTTTTTGCTCTTTGCATCGCTTGTTTTTTCTGCTCCAAAGCGGCCTGCATCCGCTCTATCTCCTGATATCGTTCTTCCATGTTATAGGAAGATTGGTTTAAAAGGGGATCGCTGCTTCCGTTAAAGAAAAAGTTATTTCCTGGCATGGCTATTTAGTTTTTTGTTTTCTACGTTTATAAGCTCTCTTTTGGGTGAGCATTTTAGGCTGCCGGAGTTGATCCTCCACTTGTCTGGTTGCGAAAGCAGCAATAACTTCCGATACCCGTAATAGTAGGTTCGGTAGGTACTACTACTACACCTTCAACCATTTTGCAGGTCTTGCGGTCTACATAGTTAATTCCGGCGGTGAATGCTTTTTCAATTTCACACTGAATCAGTTTATCCTGATAGGGACGGACGGCATTGCTAATCGCTACTTGTGCTTTCAGATCACACAGTTCCTTCCGGGTTTCATCGTCTTTATCACGGGTATACTTGTACAGGCCGAACAATTCAGAATTCAGACGGTTATTAACCGCGTCGATATTGTCCCGGTTGTTTTTATACAACCCAAAATCGGCGTCTACCATCGTCTTGTACAAGCTGAATTTTTCAGCAATGTCTGTTTCACGGTTTGCTGCAATAGCCTGCATAGAGCCCAGTTTTAATCCCCACATTGCATTTGTCAATTCCAAAGCATCTTCACATCCTTTTTCCCATGCTTGGAAAGAAGTAGGGGCAACACAACCATTCCCGGCCCCAGTGCCGTATGCGTTAATGTTTACATTTGCAGGAGTACTAGCACCTCCGGAGAAACCAGCTCCACCGCCTAGGATTGAACCAATACCATTGCCACGTCCCCAAAGAGCGGCAGCGCCGAGGACAGTACCGATAATACCCAAGGTAAGGCCGGCATTCGCCCGCTCTCTCGTAGAGCGACGATTTTCACCGCCTTCCTCATACACTTTCTTTTCGATAATTTCCATATAATTAAAGAATTTTGATTATTCCGGCACTATTGCCGGATATCCCAAAATTCGACATAAATAGATGTTTTGTAAAAAGTTACATTCCTATATAATAGAAGTTTGAGGACTTTAAACAGAATAAATTTCCAATAAAAAAGAAAGTTTGATATGAATCAGTCCGCACAATAATAAATCTTTGCCCACGGACTAAACAAAAAAAACTCCTTCCGGAGAATCAGAAGGAGTGTATTGAGTAGTTGCGCTTATTCTTTTTCCATTTCTATTTCAACATAATTTCTATCATATTTGCAAGCATTCCCTGTGCCCAAATCTATAGCCCAAGCAATTATATTTAAAAGATTAATACAAGAAACACCGTTAAATCTTGTGTTTAGAAAGAACGGTTCATTTTTATATCCTTCTTTTTTAGCCATCATATTCACTGATGATAGCTCTTTACCGATCTTTGTTGTAAATGTCCCATCATTTTTAGTTTCCCCTAATTTTACTCCATCTTTATAAATACCTACTTCTGGCATTTTTGCGTCAAAAGTTATGGCTTGTCGGGATCCGGTAAATAAGGTCGCACAGCTTGAAAACAACAAACAAGCACAACAAATGGATATAATCTTTTTCATACTAAATAAATTTTGATTGTTAATTGCCGCAAATATAATCAAAAAATACCCCACCCTATTTGTTAAAACATATAAAATAATTGGGATTACATTTAATTTAGATTCATTCTGATTTAAATCAAGGAAAATATTATTTATGTGAAAGGTTTTCAATGCTTGAACGTATAGCATCTACTTGTTTTTTATGCCTTCTCCTTGCAATAATATGTATATATATGTCCCGGTCTGCGTATGCCGTTATGGTAGTATCTACAATATCTTTCAATGATTTTGCTTTTACATATCTTATGAACATTGCAGAAAAAAGGTCACTTCTGAATTTTTGAGGTGTTATTTCCATGTCCCTGCGCTTTACATCATGTACATCATCGCAATAAAAATATAGCATTGCATTCTCATTGTCAAGAAGCACCCCGGCAATGAACGTGGATATTTTTGACAATATGCCAGAATTTGTATATTGTTCGCCGGATATTCGCTCAAGAGTAATGTCCAATATTTTAATATTGCCCAACTCTTTCATTATCTCATCAGGCAAATTTTGACAATCTTCTATACGGATAAGATATTCATTCCCGAAATTGTCACTTATTGGATAAGTTATTATCATTTCGAAGTAGAAGCAGGGAAATAGATATCTTTTTTGCTACGCAATTCTTCAATTTTAGACATTTTATGATCACGTAGTTTGTTGAAAAAATCAACAAGGGCTGTCGATGTATTTTTTACAACGAATGTTTGCGAATATGATTTTTTCTCTTTCATTTGGATATCTGTTTGATGATACAAATGTATAAATTCTAATCCACATAAATAGTCAACACATCTACATTTTTGCAAATAATTCTCAATTTAGAATCATTCCAAAACATCATTCTGTTTTTTCCCTATGATTTAATATGTCAGCAATCGTTTTGTGACACAGCCCGGTCTGTTCCTTTATTTTATCGTATATGAAAGAGCGTGGAAGCAAATGGAAAAAATCTGAATATTTTTCTGAGTTTTTTAATTCTTCATATATGCTGATAACTTGTTTGTTACGCACCATCGTACTCGGCCTTTGTAATTTTTTCATAAATTTTTTCTCAAAAAAGTGCAACCAATAAAAATCCTGTCCGTAAAACTCCCCGAAAGAAGTCTTACAGACAGGATATATTGGTGGTGCTCTATATTTTGGAAGGGGGGCTTCTTTCCTTTATATCTTACCCCGGATAAATCGTATTATCTTGAATACAGATGGGATACTGAACGCAAATAGCAAAAGGACAAGCCACCACATTATACCAGGGACTTTATTCTTTACCACTTCGACCGAATAGGGAACAGGAATGGAATCCCGGGAAATAATAGTATCGTGGACAAACACATTCTTATATATGTATTTGTAACGATCCTTATATATCAGGACAGAATCACCTTTTTCCAATATTCGCACGGTATCTGTAATGTAAATACTGTCCTGCAGTTTTTCAACCCGATCTCGGTATTCTGTTTTTACAGTTTCTACCGGCACGTACTGAATACTCCGGCAGCTAAATATACACAGGCAAATAAATAATAATATCCATTTCATTATCGGCAGTATTTTGTATAGTTTTCCACAAACTCTTTCACCGTACCTTTACCGGCCGGCGTATTGTAGTATTGCTTCCAGTAACTGGCCATAGCCCAAACATCTTTGTAAGAAGGGAGAGGTTCTGTCTTTCTTAGATAGTGTACACGGGTCATGCAGATCATCAGCTTTTTGTTTTCTACTAACATATCCGGTTCCAGATTTACCACTCCCGCAGCCTTCATTATTTTACCCATCAGATCCTCCTTGTATCGGAGGAAATTAACTATAATATCGTTAAAGGTAGCCGGCTCCATTTGCCCGTATCCGAGCGCCGGACCTCCGCCAAGCTGACGGACATATTTAAAATTGCTTTCCTGGGCAAACGTACCCATTATCAACTCCCTTGCGTTGTCAGAATATAATCCGATTTCTTTTAATGTTTCGGTTATTAACCGTCTCCATTCATCTTTATTCATGTTTTTTAGCTTTATGTTTACAAATGTCTGTCTCCCTTTTGGGCATACGATCGCAGCAGTCCTCGACAATACATGTGTTATATTCTGCCACCTTCTGCCTCTGAGTAGCCTCAATAAGCTTCAATTCAAGCTCGTTTATCTTTTTGACCGACTCGATACTTTTTGCTCTTAGATCGTTTATAATTGTTTGTAATTTCTCAATCGTCTCGTATGCCTCTTTATTTTGTTTCTTAAGATGCTCAATCTGATCAATATCTAGTTTTAATTCTTCTTTATCGGCTTCTACATTCGCCTTCCTTTTTTTTACCCGATAGAACATAAATGTTCCGATCCATCCGGTCCCAAGTAGTGCGGTTAAAACCCACTTCAATAATTCAATTGTATTCTCATTCATTCCCTGTAATTTTGTGGTGCTCTCTCTTATCTAAATCAATTTATTTGCTGGTTTACTTTGTATTTAAAAAAAAATATTGTAAACTTGCAATGAAAGATTGTCTTGGGTTGCTTGGGAATAGTATTGAGGTCGCGAGGGCGGCCTCTTTTTTATTTGTTTTTGATTGCAGAGATAATAGCGTTTTTAATAAAAACATGCCAGGTTGAATCCATTATTGAGGCTTTGAATAATTCTGTCTCATTTTCATTCATATCCACAGCTTCCCCGTTGAATATCTTTTTGGCAATTTCATGCATTTCAATTGTGTTTGTGCACACATACACGGCATTTCCGACAAGTTGATGAATGCCTTTATTTTGATTCTCTTCCAGCAATTGGATATAATTATTACCTAACAAATCAATTGCTGATACATCTTTTACGTCAAAACTATATTTCATTTTGTTAGTAGTTAGTGAATGTTTCAGTAATCTTTCTATAAAATTCCGTAATTAATGGAACAATCCCCTGAATAATACCCAAGTCAACATTTGATCCGTTAATCGAATTGAAATCCTCGGACTTAGGATTGTATTTAAGGGTTGCATTCATGAATTTCTTCCCGTCGTCCAAGTATCCGTTTGCTACTACGGAGATAACTTCCGGTGCTTGCTCTTTTTGATACTCTGCACTCAGCGATACATTTATATTCTGTACCGTTGCCGTTGCTTTTGCTGAAATAAAATAGTTAATTTCCATGTTTTTTATAATTTATCTGTAACTTAATTGTCCGGTTGATCTATTTATACATAGGTAATAATTCGAAGCCCCTGAAATATTTGGTATGTTATTAAGATTTAAATATATTTGACCTCTAAAGATAGATGTATTATTAACTGTCATTTTACCATCGAATAATACATCTCCAGAAACTACCTCTATCGCAAGAGGTGGATCAAATGGAGTACCGTAATATCTGTTCTCAGCTTGTATTCTTAAGGCAGTAACTTTTGAAGATGATCCAGAATTATACGATGTTTCCTTGGCAATTATTTCCAATCCAGTTATATGACTTATAAAATCTCCTACTGCTGTTATTATTCCGGCTTGCATTCCACCTGTTGAAGGTTTAAGTACGCCGGATCCTGATGCATATACAGAAAAACCATTTTTAGCATAACAAGAGCCTATTTTTGAACTCGCATTGAAATCAGATGATCTCAATCCATTATTGCTTAATTTCAGTCCGGCAATTTCTCCTTCTGTCGCTGTAATTTTTCCTGTAAACTCTCCGTTAACTGCAATAAGTTTTCCATCTGTTGTAATCTGAACATTCCCGTTTGCACTAATAGCTCCATTAAGATTAATCCTACTTGCATCAATTGTAACGCCTCCTCCGCCAACATTAATAGATTCAATAACTTCTTGCCCTAATGCATTTTTATTTGAAGAAAAAATTGTAACGAAATTACTTTGTGTTACAACACCAGATATTTCTTGGGTACCATTTATAATTTTAGATACTGTAGAAGAAATTTGGTTGTAACTAACTTGTAAATTGCTAATATCTGATTTTATTAATTGATCATTTTCATTATAGACATCTAGAGATACTTTATTTTCGATCAATCCTTTTGTTATATTTATTTCAGTATTAAGTTCTTCCTTTACATCTATGGCGTGCTGTTTGGCTATTACTTCGCGGTCGGATTCAGGAACGGAGTATGTTGTTGCCTTGTTGCCGTATTCTATCTGTACATCTTTTACATAGATTGTTGCACTACTAC